GCGCCAGCGGGCCGCTGTGGGGGGCTTGAGGCCCCGCAGATGGATGCGGCGCTGTGATATGGCGTCCTGGGGCAGGCTGTAGAGATCCAGCCTGTTGGACTCGCTCTCGCTGGCAGGCCAGCACAGGTCGTATCGGAGCATGTCGAAGGGGAAGACACCTCTCCCCTCCACAGTGAAGGGGATGGCATTCTGCGCCGCCTCGATGAGCTTGTCCTTCTGGCGTGCGGTGAGCTTGGTGGTCATGTCAGTCACCTCCTTCCTGGGTCTCGTTCTCCTGGGTGCCCTCATCCTTGCCAGCGATGCGGTCGACCGCCTTGCTGGCCTGGCTGGCAGCCTTGCTGATGAGGTGCTTGTCGTTCTTGAGGGCCTCCAGCCAGTGCTTGATGTAGGCCACGCTGTTGTTGAAGGTGGCCTCCTGGGCGATCCCAGCGATGCCACAGAGGAATGCGGCCCCGATCTCCGCGACCAGTTCCTCAAACGAGTACACCTCGTCACCGAAGGCTCCGAAGGTGCCCTTCATGACGCCCTCACGGGCCTCACGGGACTCGTGGCCGGTGCTGTGGGTCAACTCGTGGTACAGGGTGCTGTAATAGCCCTCAGCGCTCTTGAAGTCAGCGAAGGCTGGCATCTGCACATGGTCAGCAGAGGGCCGGTAGAACGCCTGGGAGCCGCCGTGACCCAGCGAGGGGCCGTTCTCCAGGTAGCTGGCGACCAGGGCCTCAGCGACCTCGATGGGGGTCTTGTCGTCCACCTGGGGCGCAGGAGCCTGGGGAATGCCCTTGCAGCCCTCAGGGAACTCTGCCTGGTCAGCGTTGTACACATGGTGGACAACGGGGAACCGCACGGTCTCCATGACGGGCGTGCCGTCCTTCTTGAGCACCACGTTGCCAGCGGCGTCCTTCTTCGGGCGGGGCTTGGTCTCCACCCAGCGCTGCACGATGGTGGAGGTCTCACCCTTGCGGACTCCACGCGGCGTGGGATCCTTGGTGCCATCCTCCAGGTCAGGCGAGACCCAGAAGTGGCCCTTGCCACCTGGGCGGGCGATCTTGATCAGGCCAGCGCGCTCAGCGATCTCGTCGTAGGTGCCCCAGTACTTGGAGGTGTAGCCCTTGAGCATGGCGGTGACCCAGAGCATGAGCACGTTGCCCCCGCCGTAGCGCTTGAGCGTGCTCAGCGAGACGGGCATGTCGCCGCCCTCAGCGCTGACCCAGTCCTTCTGCCAGGGCAGGATCACGAGTTCGCCAGCCTCAGCAGCGACCAGGCATTCCTCCAGGGCAGCGACAATGACAGCGTTCTGCTCGTCGCGGGGGTCACGCCGAACCTTCTCGACGGCGTTGGCCTTGGGCTGGATACGGGACTTGGACTTGGTTGTGGTAGCCATGGAGATCACTATACACCCATCTGCTCGCACATACATGTCACCTACGCTGATTTCTTTGTCGGCCCTTGCTGGAGAAGGCGCGACGGTTGCCGATGTGAAAGCACCCGCACCACCCACACTTGAAGGCATAGGTGTACGCACCCTTGGTTCGCATGCCGTGCGCGGCAGCAGAGGCAGTACGCCTGGTGGCGTACTGCCTCTTGCCGGTCAGGCAGTCACTGCCCTCTGTCATGTCACACGGGGCAGTCGTCCACCACGCTCACTGCGTCGCGGACACCGTCGAGCCACTCTGAGATCTGCTCTTCAGTCGGCTCCTCACCCTCAACCTGGCCTGTGCCCTCGCACTCCATGCAGTCGATCTCTTCTTCGGAGTTCTCCAGGGCCTCGATGTTGGATCGCAGATTGTTCTTGGTCATCTGGATCTCAGCCTTCAGCTTCTTGCTGATCTCGACACCCAGGTCGGTCTTGTCAGCCCAGGACCGCACCCACTGCTTGACCAGGGAGTGGAGGTGAGTCTTGTCAGCCTCGACGTCCTCGATCAGTTGAGTGTGCTCCTCGTTCTCGACTTGACCTGCACCGTCGCACTGCTCGCAGTCCACCTCCTCCACCTCTGGGTAGTCAGGGACGTCGGCACCCTCGATGTCATCGGCCCACTGGCTCAGTTGCTCTGCGGTCTCGCGTAGCTCCTCTGACATCTGGGTCTCGTGACCGAAACCATCCTCGATGTTCTGGGCACCCTCTTCCTTCTCCTCAGCCAGTTCACGCACCTGGGAGGCAACGTCCTCCAGCCAGGAGGTCACATCGTCCTGGGACTCAAACGTGGTGTTGTCGAAGGTCTCCCATGCCTCGTGCTGGATCTGAGCCAGACGGGCCGACATGCTGGAGGAGTACTCCCAGACCTGCCAGTTGGGGCATGACTCGCACCGGTACAGGGTGCGCCCACCGTAGGGGCCTGACTTGGGTGACGTGTGCTTGTAGGGGTCTCCCACCTTGATCTCGACGCCGCACTTGCCGCACTTGCGGTTGGGCAGGGGCTTGGTCTTGTCGTTGATGGTCACGGTCATGAAGATGGGCTTGCCGCGCTTGGTCATCCGCTGCTTGCCATTCCGCATGACGGGGGTCTGCTTGGGTTGTCCTGTCTCGGGATCGATGACAGGGACGGTCTCGTAGCGCTGTTGCGCGTGCTTGACGTGGGTGATCTTTGCCATGTCTCAGGCGTCCTTTCCGGGAACATCGGCTGCTGTCCATTTCTGGTCGGCAGGCCAGTTGGTGTTGTGTGCGATCAGTCGGCACTTGCGGCATGTGGCCGCGACGCCCGACACGGTCTCATCCCCGAAGGAGAGGCCCTCCAGGCTCTGACCGCACAGGGTCTTGCCCAGGTCGCCCCAGGGGATGTCGTTGACTGCGTCAGCCAGGTGGATGGTGGTCTCGTCCTCATCGATCAGGTGATCGTGGAGGCCCTTGCTGACGTACACGTAAAAGGTGGTCATGTTGGTGGTAGCTCCTTGTGCCATTGGGGTGAGTATATCAGGGTGAGCAGGTGTATGTGGGTCAGGTCAGGTCGTTTTCGTTGACCTCAGTGCCACCGCAGTCGACGCACCGGTCGTTCTCCCAGTACTTGCAGCCGCAATAGCACCGGTCGCAGCCCTCGACCCTGACCCGGTTGCCCCGGCTGTCAGGGATGCTGTAGGGCACCTGATCGATGCCCTCTGGCATGGGATGAGGCTCGCACTCAGAGCACAGGAAGCGCCCGCTGCGGGCGTCAAAGCGGATGACAGCGCCCTCAGGAGGCAGGTCAATGGAGGCGAGGCAGGCGTCGGTCATGACGAGGCAGTTCTCGCACCACTTGCCCTCGCCATCATCGGTCTCAAAGGGGATGCTCATGACCGCTGCTCACATGACTGCGCCAGGCGCATGCCGGTGAGGGGGCTGACGGTCAAGACCTCGCGGTCCAGGACGTACCAGTTGCCGTCACTGCCCATGGCGATGTCGCTCCGGCGCTTGAGGATCTCAGCGAGGGATTCCCAGCCCTGGATGAAGGGCTTGCCGCTGGGGTCGTAGATCCAGCCGCCTCCAGCGCCCTTGTAGCCATGGGCGGCAGCCCAGACCTTGGTTGCCTTCACGCGTCCGGAGTCACCCTTGAAGGAGCGACGGCCCGTCTTGTCACGGGCGTCTGCGTAGCCCAGGCTGATCAGCGAGGCCCAGGCGGGGTCAGAGACACCGCGTACTGCGTACCAGCCGACGTGGCCCACGCGACGGCGACCAGTGGCCTGTACGCCAGCCCTGCGGTCAGCCTCCAGGCGATCCCACTGCTTCTGGGCCTCGTGCCAGGTGAGAGGAGCCGACACAGCGGTGTAGCCGATGAGCCTGCGCTCGCGGTCATGCAGTGCTGCGATGACGATGTGGTGTTGGGGATTGGGTGCGGTAGCCATGTGGAGAGTGTACCTCAGTTCTTGATCGGATGCATGTCAGGACGAGCGAGCCTATGCGGCCCGCTGCGTCCTCTCGGCGGTCAGGCGGTCAGCGGCCTCGATGATCTGGGTCATGGTGAAGCCGTCCTCACGCATCGTGTGACCAACCTCCTGCTCCAGCGCCAGGTACTCCTGGGCCAGTTCAGGGTTCAGGCTGGCCCCCAGGATGTTGTCCACCCGGCGAGCCAGGGGGCAGATGACGCAGGACAAGCGCTCCATGCCCGCGTCGTAGGCCCAGTGCCAGGGCAGGTTGTGCGCCCAGATGGTGTCCCAGACCTGCTCCTCAGTCCAGGAGAGGATGGGGTGCCAGCGCAGCACGAGCACCTTGGCGGTGTCACGCTCAACCTCGATGACGGGCTTCTTGGCCCGGTTGTCGGACTCCTCAGCGCGGAGGCCCAGGCAGTTCAGGATGCGGACCTGGCGACCCTCACGGGCGGCACGGGCCTGGATCCGGGCAGCGATGCCTTCGACCAGGACGCGGTCCTCAGCGCTCAGGTTGGCCTCCTCGCCCCTGCGATTCACGCCAGCGAGTTCGCTGATGAGCCGCTTGATGGGCGAGGTCTTCTGGTCGGAGGTGCAGTAGCGGCTGTTGCGGTCGAACCAGGGCGTCTGCTCAGGCTTGCCCTCAGCGAGCAGCTTGGCGCGACGGTTGCGGACCTGGGTGGGGAGATCCTCCAGGTAGCGAGCCTCACGGTTCTTGTTGCCCTTGTCCCAGGTGCCCCGGCGCATCACAGCGACCACAGGGACATTCAGCACAGCGCCCTGGGTGACAGCCAGTTCCCTGGTGCCCTCCCACTCGGAGCGCTCCAGGTCAGCATGCACGCCCAGGAGGATGGCATCAGGGCCGAAGGTGCCCTGGGCCTGGAGGTCGTACAGGTGGGCGAGCATGGCTTCAGAGTCCTTGCCCGCAGAGGTGTTGACCAGCACCACGTCAGTGGTCAGGTCAAGTTCGTCATGTGCCATGCAGGCATGGTACAGGGTAAGTGCTCGCAGTGGCATGTCACCCCCCTGTGACATCGGTCACACGCACATGCTCACATTGGCATGCTGAACCCTGCTGGATTGCCCTGAGAGGCCCCTGTGCGCCTCTGTGAGGCTCGCTACCCCTGCGCGGCACCAACCATCGCAGGCAGAGCCTCACAGAGGCACACAGAGGAAATGAGTGTCGGCTCACCAAGCCAAAAAGCCTTACGTGGCAAGGGAAATCTGCCATTCCAGGGGTGTACACGAGTGCTCGCACTTATATGTGCATGTGCTGCATTTCATGTTCTCACGCAGCACAGAGCCTGTGACGCATGTCACACAATCCTGATGCCCACATGCCAATGCGAGCATGTACCTTGACTGCCATGACCGATTCACCCGCAACCCTGTTGGCTCAGGAGGTGCGCCGCGCCAGGGCTGTTGTCCTCAACGACATCAGCAACCGTCGCTACCACCCCAGCTACGGCTACACGAAGACCCAACTCCGCAAGGACTGGGACCGGTTCGTGAGCCTGGCCCATGCCTACTCCATCACCTTCCAGGACGGTGGGGCCAATGACATCATCAACGCCCAGGACGCCTGTGACGCCCTGGACATCAGCTACCACGAACTGGAGGAACTTGTCCGCTCGTCTCTGACCGATCCCTTCAACACCCCCATCTCGCAGTCATGACCACCACCCAGCCCACCTGGGATGAGGTCATGGCACCCATGCGTGACACGTCCCTCTGGCCCTACATCCGCCAGGCAGCCGAGACCATCCTGGTCAACCGTCTGCATGACATGGGTGACTACGGCTCGGGGATCTCCTCATCCGACATCAACCACACAGTCTTCGGCTACGCCAAGGAGGTATTCACCAACCCAGACATCTGCCCAGGTTCCGACTACCCAGGCCGCGTGCTCCGGCACATGGTTCACAACGGAGGAGGTGAGGCCAGACGCTGACCCACCCACATACCAAGGGATCCGCATGCATGTGACGTGACATGCATGCGGGTCTCGACTACGCTTCCCCCCGCTACCACACAACCGAACAGAGGTTCCCCGATGTACCCCAACTCCGCAACCACCTACAAGCTGCCCTTCGATGACAGGATCCGCGTGTCCTCACGCTGTGCCTTCGTACTCGTGCGTCAGTTCAACGAGACCGACTCCAAGCCCTTCATCGTTCGCCGCTCGGACAACCGGGCCACCCTGGAGAAGCTGTTCGACCCCGCCACCGACTACCTGATTGACCAGACGCGTGGCCTGGTGACCTACTCCTTCAACGGCAAGCTGGAGGTCTTCGATGGCATCGAGGGCAAGCACGTCTACTACGGCCCTGGCCCCTTCACCTCTGTCAGCAGCCAGGCTCAGTGATGGCTGACGTGTGGGCATGGATGGACCCAGGAGACGGCACCCTGGTGCCTGTCCAGGTGCTGGGCCGTTCGCTGTGGCCTGGCACCTGGAGGGTGCGTGACCATGAGGGCAATACGCACCTCGTGTATGCCCTCCTGGATAACCAGGGGAACGTGTGGAAGCCATGAGCAAGCGCGACTTCCCCAGCTACGAGATGTACACCCAGGAGGGTGACGTGGCTGTCCACCGCATGGTGACATGCATCGTGACTGACCTGAACCTGGGTCGCATTCGCCGCCTGGAGCTACCGGGCCGCATCCGCCAGGGATGTGACTGGGTGGCTGACCAGGCTGGGCACAAGGAGGTCTTCGACACTGAGCCTCAGGTGCTCATCACCGCCGCGATCAACCGGGCCGCTGAGGCCCAAGGCTGGCAGCCTGTCAGCCGCTGGGACTGGTGAGGGGAGGTGAATCACATGTTCGTCATTCTTGGCTGGAACAGCAACAACAACGTGGCCCTGGCTGGCACCGCCACTGGCAAGCCCTTCGCCAGTGAAGACGCTGCCCGCAAGATGGCTCGCCGCCTGGAGGAGGCTCACCCCACCGTGAGCTACCTCGTGCTGGCAATCGAGCCTGCCGACATCTAGAGGCTTCCCTCCCCGTCAGGGGCGCGGGTGGAGGGAGTGGCGCATGTCACATGGGGGTGCTCACACTCCCATGTGGCGTGCGACTAGCATGCCTCCCGTGACCCCCGTTGGGACTCCGAGACTGGACGACCCCTGAAACATGACCGAAAAAAATCCGCCGCCCGACACCACATGGGAGTGCTCGCTCCTGTACCCTGGGGCCATGGCACATGACATGACCCCAGAAGAGCAGGACGCCATCTACAACGGCATGGTGGAAATCGCCATTCGCTGTGATGGTGCCCAGAGCAAGGACTACAAGGGCTTCAACGGTGTAGACACCCACTACGGTCGCCGCATCGCCAAGGCTCCTCGTGACCAGTGGACCCCTGAGATCTTCGCTGAGTGCGCCCACATCATCCTGAAGTACCGGGAGCAGGTACTGGCCTACACGGGGGTCGATGTCGGCACCCTCCAGGCTGTCAAGGACGCCCAGGACAACGGCACCAACTACGCCGCTCGTGACCAGGCCCGCCGTTTTGAGCAGGTTGACAAGTACCGGGCCGAACGCCGCGTCGATGTGGTCCCCCACCCGGTCACCCGCAAGCCTGTCCTGGGCATCTTCTACGCCAAGAAAGACCCGGACTTCAGCACCTTCCTCCCCCGGTGCCAGGCCCTGCCCGGACGCAAGTTCGACTGGGACCGCAAGTGCAACTCGGTCTTCGTCTCGGACGAGGCTCAGGCATTCATCCAGGAGTTTGACTTCACCGTCTCCGACGCCGCTCGTGCCCTCCTGGAGACGCCTCGCACCGCTCCCCAGGCCCCGGCCCGCCCTGCTGAGATCAACGTCGACCCCACCGCCCCTGGCAAGGTCTTCATCAAGACTGACAAGACCGCATCCGGTCCCGCCAACAGCGCGGTGCGTGACCTGCCTGGCCGCTGGTTCGACCGTGGCCGGTATGGCAACCAGGCTGACGCCACGCCCGCTGTCGTCGCCTTCGCCCGCACGTATGACATCGTGATCAGCCCTGAGGCTGAGGCCCTGTGTGGGACCGCTCAGGCTGCCCAGGAGGCCCCCATGGGAGGGGCCATGAGCCAGGAGGATCTCAACCTGATGATGGGTGAGGTCAGCCGCTGTGGCAGCCCTGACGACCTGCCTGAGGTCTTCGTCACCATGTTCGCCCGTCTCGTGGCTGGGGAGGAGTGATGAGCTACCGCCGAGACGGTGGGCATCCCCTGGGTGGCACGTACCGCACCCTGGCCTCTGGTCGCCGCGTCTGGATCGATGACAGGGGCATCGCCCACCTCGTGTCCTCTCAGGGCAACGTCTCAGGCTCGCTCCAGGACTACGAGCCTGAGGATCCCCGCATCGAGAGGGCTGAGTACGAACGTGATCACCCTGAGCCTGATGAGGCCCTGGAATGGGGAGGGCTGGATCTGCCATGAATCAGACCTACTGGGATGAGCCAGATGTGGCATGCATGCCCTGTCGAGGGCGCGGCTGGATCCTCCAGGAGGACACCAGTGGCATGCCCAGGGAGCAGGTGCCATGTCCCTACTGCAAGGGCCGTCAGAACAGCCTGTGGGTCTCTGAGAGACGCTCCAGGGCACAGGTGCGGTCCCAGGTGCATCGTCGCCTCTGGTGGCTCCTGGGGATCGTGATCCTGGTGCATCTGGCTGTGCCCATGCCCAGCCTGCTGTACGCCGCTGTGTGGCTGCCCTGGATCGCCCTACGGATCTGGGCACCCAGGTGGCTGCTGTGGCCCCGTGGGTACCTCCTGCCCCAGATCAGGAGGCCCAGGCATGCTCCTGGGTTCACCGACCAGAGGGAGGTCAACGCCCTGACCATGTTCGGTGCTGCTGTGGGCCTGAAGAGTGCCTGGGACAGCCACCGCAGGAGGCCATGAAAAAATGCCTGTTCTGACCCCACATACGAGTGCTCGCTCCTGTAGCATGGTGCCCATGGCACATGACAGCAGCAACTCGGTGGTCAACTTTGACCGATTCCTCCCCTCTGACCAGCACCTTTTCCCCTTCCAGCATGTGGGTGTCGCATACGCCCTCATGCAGTCCGCTGATGGCAAGGGCGTCTTCATCGCAGACGAGCAGGGCCTGGGCAAGACCCGCCAGGCCATCGTGCTCGCCAAGGCCCACGCCGCTCTGCTCTCCAACCGCAAGCCCAAGGTGCTGGTGGTCTGCAAGTCGGCCCTGAAGCTGAACTGGGCCAAGGAGTACGCCATGTGTGCTCCCGAACTGGATGTCCATGTGGCTGGGGGCACCAGGCCCTACGAGCTAGAGGCCGACGTGGTGATCATCTCCTTCAACCTGCTGCGCGTGTGGGCCGACGCCCTGATCCTGGAGCAGTTCACCGGCCTGATCATTGACGAGTCCCACTGCGTGAAGGACGGCAAGACCCAGCAGACCAAGGCTGCCACCAAGATCGCTACCGACGTCCGCTCACGGCGCGGTCTCGTAGCTCTCCTCTCCGGTACGCCCTTCCTGAACAAGCCCGCCGAACTGGTCAGCCAACTCGCCATGATCGGTCGCCTGGAGGATGTCTGCCCCCGCCCGCGTCGCCCCCAGCCCACCGCCCGTGACTGGGAGTACAGCTTCCTGAACAACTTCTGCAACCCGGTCAAGGTCAACATCGGTCGCGGTGAGACCCGCACCAAGTACGAGGGTGCCACCCAGGGCAAGATGCCCGTGCTGAACAGCCGCATGCGTCAGCACTTCATGGTTCGCCGCCTTCGCAAAGAGGTGCTCAACATGTCCGAGACCCACCGCATCCACGTCCCCCTGTCGCTCAACGGTGACCTGAACCACTACTGGGACGTCGAGGCCAACTTCACCCCCAAGGACAGCCGCTCGGCTGCCATCGAACTGCTGACCGCCCTTCGCCAGGCTGCCGCCCTGTGCAAGATCAACGCTGGTGTCGAGTGGGTCCAGGACTTCATCGCTGAGAACCCTGGCAAGAAGCTGGTGGCCTGGGCCTGGCACATCCCCGTGCAGGCCGGTCTGGCTGAGGCCCTCAACGCCGCTGGCATCAAGGCCGTGTACCTGAAGGGGGAGCAGGACAAGGGCCGCATCGAGGAGGCCAAGGCTGAGTTCAATGAGGGCAACGCCCAGGTCATCGTGTGCAGCCTCCAGGCCCACCGTGAGGGGCACACGCTGCTGGGTGACGGCACCAACGTCACCGACTCGGTCTTCATCGAGCAGCCCTGGCACCCCGGCGCGGTGGCCCAGGCTGAGGATCGCATCAGCCGCATCGGTCGCCAGGCTGACGCAGTGTTCGCCCACACGTTGATCGCCCCCGGTACGGTTGACGAGTGGCTGGAGGGCCTGATCAGTGAGAAGTGGAGCACCTTCACCGCAGGGGTCGACGGCAAGGCAGTCGAGGGCCAGCAGGCCAGCATGATCGCCGCCATGCTCGCCAAGCTCCAGGCTCACATGATCGAGAAGTACGGCCCGGACCGCGTGGCAGGCTGGAACTTCCCCACGCCGCCCCAGGAGGGAGATCTCGCCTGAGCACGTCATGTGCCAACATCATGCTCAGGCAGAAGCCAGGAGGGGCCGAGAGGCCCCTCCTGTGCTATTCAGGGGGCCATGGCTACCGCACGAGCACCCAGGCCCCGCAAGGCCACACAGGAGACCACAGAGCCGCCTGGAGCCGCCCCCGCCCCCAGACCGGCCCACGAGGTCATCTGCCTCCCGGTCAGCATCCAGAGGTACCGGGTGCTGTTCGCGGATGGTGCCCTGGTCGACTTCCTGGCTGCTTCGGGCAACAGTGACGTGAGGGCCGACATGCTCGACGCCCACTACGGCAAGAGGCCCGCCGCCCAGAGGCACAGTGATCCGACCTACCGGATTGAAGGGGTGGCGTACCTGGGGGAGGAGTACGTACACCAGCCAACCCCCCACGAGCCACACACAGGCCCCTAGACGGCCCTGTGCGGTCCTGTAGACACCTTCGTGCTGTGAAGGGATCTCTCGCCCCCTAACCGGCCCCCACAGGCCCGTCTATCCGCCCTACAGGCCATTCGCCCTCAGTGCAGGGAAGCATGCACCCGCTCGGGATCGTCGCCCCCCGTCACCGATACGCCGTGGGTCTCCTCCAGGTGGACTCTGACCGCCACCCGGTAGGCCCGCCTGGCCGTCAGGTACCACTCCTCCAGGTCGCCCAGCCGGAGGTGCTCGGTCTCGTGCTTGTCGCCTGGCATGCCTGCCCCTCTCGTCTATCCGCCCCCCAGCATGCCTGCCCCAGGCCCCCCTCACCCGTACCACGTACGCCCATCAGGCCATACACCCCAGCCGTATGCGCCCCAGAGCCATGAGGCCCTACGTGAGCACCCACCTACCCACTACGTGAGCAACTCATGCCTGGGTGAGGAGAGTACGTAGCCTGGCCTCACCCGTACACATGTTCGTGTTCCCATGAACATGTGTTCGTACCCCATCACCACCCCAGCACCCCCTCACCCGTCTCAGGGCGTACACACAGCCCCACAGGGGTGCAAACATCGAACACATGTTCTCCAGGCATCGAACAGGTGTTTGTCAAGTCATCGAACACCTGTTCCGGACATACCCCCCACCCTTAGCCAAAACGGACACACGGGTGGGACCAGTACCAACAGTTATCCAGACTTCACAACGGCGTGTAGTACCCCACGTAGTACCCATGGGGAGGTGGAGCGTTGCGTTATGGCTGCTCAACGCACGTATTGGTATATGGCCCTTCCCGTGGGTCATGCGAACACTGGCATGTGACTGGTGGAGGGAAGGGGGATCGAGTAATGTGGGGGTTGGCTTGCTACCACACGCCAAACCGTCTACAGAACCGACTAGAGCAGAAAGAGACCCATATGATTCCCCTACCCCATCCCTTCCTCGTCATCCCTACAGACGGCGAGCCGTTCGGTATAGAGGTGAACCCGGAGCAACGCCCGCCCATCCTGGGCGTTTCGCTGGTGACTCCTTACATAGCGCAAAGGTGGCTACATGCCGGGAGGGCGGGCTATCGGCCCGTGGTGATGCATGACGCCGACTACATGCTGGCCGGGAGGGCGTTCGTACGCCAGGTGGCGGAAGAGAGTTGGAAAGCAGGAGAAGCGGCTGTGGTTGAGTTGGGAACGTCCCAGGGCGATTCCGCCTGGCACGCCGTGGTGGCGATGAGAGACGTGTGGGAGGAAGAGGAGAGTGACGACGTGCCCGGCGTGGTACTCGATGCTGCTGGAGGACGAGTGATCGCCGGAGCCAGTGGGTTATATGAGTTGAGGAGGCCCCTGGTGATGGTGGTACTGATCATCGATGAAGCGAAAGGAACGTGGAACTGAGTGGAACGCTTCTGGGTGGCTTTGGAGGTACGGGCCGAACTGATCGCCACCTGGGATAACTGGCTGGAACGTGACAGTGCCGACTTGGGTGTCATACGACAGGTGGCTGAGCACGAAGAAGACACTGAAGAGGACAACCGGATGCACGATCTACGGTGCATGGTTCACCTGGAGGAGGCCGAGACCTTCTACGTGGCTTCGGACATGTGTGGGCTGCTGGAGTTGGCCTATCAGGAAATGCCCGACGAACCGTTGCTGCAAACCGATCTGCTGGAGCCACACGGGTTCGTATACTTCGACCGTCCCATGCGCCTTGGCCCAGAGGAGCATGACTACGTGAACGCCATCTGCTGGCACACCGGGGGCGGGGGCCTGGATTCGGTGCATTACCGGCGTAGCTATGGGGGATGGAAATGGACGTCCATTGACGACGACTGGTGGCCCTGGGGGGTGACGGTGGCGCAAGTGCTGGAGGACAACCCCAACTCTGAGGTTGAGAACCTGCGCCTGCTCAAGTGCTTCTTCGTCCTCTCCGGATCGCGGGTGGTGCTGGACGAGTCCCAGATGGTCTGGAATCGGGCCGTGCGACGACGGTTGGTTCGTATGGGGCAACCGGCCCGCCCGGTGCGAGTGATCACCCTCCGAAGGCCGGTACGTCGAGAAGCTGATGCGGACGGCATCCCGGTCGACTGGACTCACCGCTGGATCGTGTCGGGGCACTGGCGTAACCAGTGGATGCCCTCCATTGGGGCGCATCGTCAGATGTGGATACACCCGTACCTGAAGGGGCCGGATGACAAGCCCCTGGTAGTGAAAAACAAGCTGTACCGCTGGATCCGCTAACAACTGGAGAAAACATGAGTACGACCGCAGTGATGATTTTGAACACCCTGGCGAGGGACGAGTACGAGAGAGATTGGGGGGGTTATGAAGAGCCGCTGGACTTCCTGCGGGGCGATTTCGGCATAGGTGAGGTGCCCCGGATCGAGGTGCTGGAGTGTGTGGTAGGAGGGAAGGAGTATTCCTTCCCGGCTCTCATGATCAAGACGCTGATCGAGGGGGCACGCCAGGAGATCCAGGACGAGGTGGAAGAGGCGTACTACGACACCGACGATGACGCTGAGGAGACGGTGTGGGCGTTCCGCTGGGGCCGCGATCCTGACGAGGAGATAGCCGAGAAGGTGTCGGAGCGGGAGATGGCCTACTGGACCGAACAGCTTGAGGGCCTGGACGAGACCATGTCGGTGCTGGATTGCCGTCTGCACTACCTGGGCGAAGGGACCAAGGAGTTCGTGGCCTACATGGAGATGCTCATCGAGCGCCAGCCCGCCCTGGAGGAACACATCCGGGCCAAGCTGGCTGAGGTGCAGGAGGAGATGCTCAAGCGGCTGGAGGCCATCAAGGTCAAGCTGGATGAGGACGCAGAGGAAGGCGATGACGCCCCGGAAGACTGAGAACCGGCGCTGGTGGTACTGCCGGGAGTGTCTGGCGGTGCAGGACGGCCTCAACGACGGGTCGTCCTGCTGGAACTGTGGCCGGGTGGAGCGGGCGCGGATCGCCAACTGGCCCTGGTGCATCATGGGCACCAAGAGGTGCGCCTTCTCCGGCTGTGGCAAGCCCTACGTGACCATCGGGCTGCCTGTTGGGACGAGTCTGAGAGATGAGGTGGACTGGCTGGGCCTGTGCCGGGATTATTTCGACCACTACGGGAGCAACGCCTATTTTCCGCCCATGCTGCCCCTGGAGATGATGCTGGAAGCGAATGGGTGGGAATCGAAGGATGGTGTTCACGCTACCCCGCGCCGGGGTAGGCCAAAAAAATCCGCTCCCTGACTTGACACTGTGGTTTTTGCGGTCTGGTACTTTCCACAGCACCGCACACAACCGAAAGGAGCGGCTATGTCACGAAAGTTTCGTGGTCACGAGCAGGAGGACGCCTCCGGCGATCTCGTGCTCACCCTGGACGAGTCCGACTGCCTGAAAGCCCAGGCCACACCGGATGGGGAGGAGTGCGTGCTGGCCCAGGGCCTCCTCCGGTCGGATCCGACCATCATCGAGGTGAGAGTCGGCCCGACCGTCGCCAAGGTGCTGAGGGACAAGAGGATCATCACCAGGACGCCCTCCGGGCGGCGCAGGACGGTCACCAGGCGGGTCTGGGAGCGGTTCTACCAGGAGCCGGAGACCACCGACATGATCCACACCTTCGACGCCGACCCCGACAGCATCAAGAAGGCTGCCAAGTGGATCAAGGGCCGTCAGGTGACCTTCAAGGCCCCCACCGGGACCAGGGTGCTGGGGGGCCGCGTGGGTGAGGCTCATGGCTCCAACGTGAGGGGCACCGGGGTCTCCCCCAACGTGCATCACAGCCCGCCCTTCCGCCACATCGCCAGGGACAACTGATGGCGAGCGAGGATCAGGCTCGTCGCAAGGTGGCCCAGATGGACCGGACCACCAAGATCGCCACGGTGCGGAAGATGCTCAAGACCCGCACCGGAGGCGTCAACAACACCGAGATGCTCGCCACCGAGTCCCTCCTGGATGAGATGGAGAAGATGAACCTGCTCAACGAGGAGACGGTCAAGAGCGTCACCAACGCCCTGCTGTGGTGCCTGGCCCAGAACTATCACTTCGACCACGCCAACGCCACCGTCCATAACGCGGAGGTGCGCTTCAGTCCCATCACCTTCCGCCTGGCTGAGGCCCTGGGTGCCCTGGACGAGGACTTGTCCTGGAACACAGAGGCCCTGGGCCAGTACTGGGGCATGCTGGCTGAGGTGACCAAGGCCAAGGGCAGCTACGAGGAGGACACCGGTCGGTGAGGGGCCACGAGGCCGACAAGGCCGTAGAAGTCCTGACACCAGGAGACGTCGCCAACGAGATCAACACCGTCCTGGCGAAGCGCAAGCCGGGAGTGCCCAGGGCGCTGAACAACTACGAGTGGAAGGTGCTGGAGAAGGCCAGCGCTCTCCTGGTGGACATGGAGACCATCGCCAGGGTCTTCCGATGACCGACTGGAACGCTGTGGCCGAAGAGCACGGCCTGGAGCCGCTCACCTGGCGCTGGGTCGCCACCCAGTTCCCTGAGTTCGTGCAGTGGGTGGTGCAGCGCCACGGCCCCCTGCCCGATGGCAAGGTGGTCCCGGAGGACTACGACCGCTATGCCGCTGAGTACCGGAGCGAGTCTGGCCTATAGGAGGGACGCCGGGGGGTCGGAGAGCCGGGTCGCACCCGGCCTACTAGCGGGCGAGAAACGGCCCGCACCCCCGGCGACACCCTAAACTTGGGGCATGCCGGGAGAGCGCACCATGGCGTTCCTGGGGGCCGTCGAGAAGGCCCGTGTCAGCCCATTTGAGGGCGGCTCCGACTCCCGGCTGGTCAAGCCAGCGGACAAGCACCGTCTGCGGGAGGGGGGCCAGCACGCCCTGGGGCCGCTCCATCGTGGCTCGCCTGCTGCACCCGTTGAGCCGACGCACTCCTAGTCGAGCGGCTCCCCGGTCTCAGGGTCGACTTCGTGTCCATCCTTGAACACAGCGTCTGGTAGGCCCGGACTGTGGCTCAGGTACTGCACCAGGAACACGCCCTCGCGGCTGGAGACGTACTTCGCCATGCCCCGGTCGGTCCAGTAGGGCCGCTCGTCAGGCGGGAAGCCCTGGCGGTCCATGGCTGAATGCATGACCCGGAGCATCTTGTCGATGGTGGGCTGCACCTCCCGGCGCTTGGCGAACCCGGCCTGGACGTGGTCATCGATGGCCCCTTCCTGGTGGATCTCGGGGTCGGTGAAGCGCACCGCCCCCCAGGTCAGCTTGTTGCCCTCTCGGAGGTAGTCGTAGTGGGCTATCGAGCGGGGGCCGATGTAGGGGTAGCGGTGGACGATGATGCACTCCTGAATGCCCTCTCGGTCGCCCTGGTTCCACATGTTGGTCAGGGTGCCGGGGCCGTAGCCTTCTTCGCTCTCGACGGTCTTGTAACGGGCGTCAGCGACGAGGAAGATCTCGTCGCAGGACAGGTACAGGGCGGTCCAATAGGCGCACTGGCGGGCGCTCAAGGGGCCGGGGCCGTTGTAGACGACGAATAGCTGCTTCCCGGCCCGGACCCCGGCGCAGAAGTTCATGAGGTCGGACAACTCCTCGTCGGGGTCGTTGCCATACTTCACCACCTTCTCGCGCTTCATCCGGCGCACGGTCTCAGCGATGACGCTGAACTGGGCGTCACTCGCCATCGTTGTCATCGAGTTCGTCTTCCAGGTCCGACGCGATGCTTGCCAGCCGACGCCGGTCAGCCTGCTCCTTCACCAGGCTGGCCTGGAACACGTCCCCGTCCCAGTACTGGCTCAGGGCGTTGGTGTAGAGGTCTCGCAGGGTCTCGGGCGGGATGGCCTCCACTTCGACCTGCATGAGTTCGCCATGGCGCTCGATGAAAGCCTTGGCGCGGGAGTCGGTGGCCTTGCCAGGAGCCACCGGCAGGTTCAGGTCATCGACCTGCTCGGGCCGCACGGCGATGTGCTGGACGTCGAACCACACCGGGCAGCGCTCAGTGAAGTCACGCAGGATGTCCTCACCGGAGGGGTCGAAGTCCCCGGCGTAGATCAGGATGGCTTTGCGCCCATCCTCGTTGACGTGCTGGCGCACCTCGTCCAGATAGCTCTGTGAGCCGTAGCCCCTCGTGAGGATGATGGGGAAGCCCAGGGACTTGTCATCGTCGGGGCCGTAGAGCCGCTGGCCGGTGTCACGGTCGACGTAGTTGGTGGAGAACCAGGACCGAAGCTGGGCCAGCAGGGTGGCCTTCTCGCCTGCCAGGTAGATGACGTAGTCCTGGCCCTCAGTGCGGTCCCGCTGGTAGGTCCGGACCAGGGCGTCGATGGCCTCGCTGGGGCTGTCATAGCTGCGGTTCTGGTGGATCTCGCGGGTCTGGTCTTGCAGTTGCCGGAAGGTGCCCTGACGACGCCCTTCAGCGGTCAGGGTGGAGAGTCGCTTGTAGTGGTTGTTGGTGTTCTGGTAGCCCAGCCCTGGTGTCATCACCAGGCGGTAGTGGAGTTGCCGGAGGGTGATCAGGTACGGGTAGCCACCCACGATGGTATTGGCCTGGCGGATGATCGGTCTCCAGTTGACGGGTTCTGGCATGATGCCTCCTTGGGATCAGGTCCGTGGGACCACATCCCAGGGACGCGTCGCACTCTAACAGATCGAGGTGCGCTGTCAAGGAGGGTTTACGAAAAAATCCCCCGACTCCTGGCAGCAGGAAGCCGGGGGATTTTCCGTTGTGACTACGTGTTCACGTAGCAGGGTCAGTCTAGACCCCGCACATCCTGCTGGTGTTCGGCCAGGCCCCGTAGGAGCCACCGGAGTTGCGGACCACGTTGTTGGCGATGGCCTGCTGCTCGGCAGCACTGGCATTGGCCGGGTTGCCGGTGCCCCCGTTGGCGTACCACGTCCCCAGGGTGAACTGGAGGCCCCCGTAGAAGCCGTTGCCGGTGTCGATGTGGGCGTTGCCACCGCTCTCATGCTGAGCGATGCAGGCCCAGACTCCCGTGTAGCCCCCGGAGCTACCCGAATAGGTGGTCACAGGGGCCGCATACACAGTACGCGTATGCGTGACGGGGGCGCTGACCTGGCTTTTCGTGGGTGCATACGTGTACTGCGTATGCGCCGGGGCGCTCGCGATTACCGGTGTAGGAGCGTTATAACTAGCCGGTGGGATGGTGAGCACCTGTCCGACCATGATCAGGTTCGGGTTGGGTATCTGATTGAAGGCGGCGAGTGCAGGCCAGCCCCGGTGCCAGGTGATTCCGAGTCCCCACAGAGTGTCACCGCTGACAACAGTCACTCTTGGGAGGCTCGGAGTCGCCGCCGTAAGCACGAAGCTGGGAAGTGCGCTTGGGGGCGAACCACTGGCTGCCGCCACTTGCGCTCCTGCGTCCGGTGTCGGTGCGGCTCCAGCCGCCTGGGGGACTACTGTAAAAACGCCGCCTACGAGGGCGGCAAGGAGTAGAAGTTTCCTCATGGGATCCTTTCGTCGTGCCCCTTCGGGTCGTACTACGGGGTCTTACGAGGGAACGAGTCAACATGCTGACACGAACCCTAAGCTGGGCCGATAGGCAAACCTCCCGATGGGGTAGTCACAACAGATCGGCAAGGCTTACACAGAAGGGCTATGGCTGTCCACCAGGGCCTCTGGTAGCATCCCGAAAAAATACGCACCGGGCTGGAACCAGGGGGAGCATTATCTGTGGCTACCGTGACTCACATCGACACTCAGATTGACATCGCATACCTACGCTGCCGGTCCTATGGACACGCGTGGGACGAGTTCAACCCCATCGACATGGAAGCCCCCTGGTATGGATGGCGACTCTCACTGCGCTGTCTAAGGTGTACTACTGAGCGTCATGACAACATCGACTTCAAGGGCAAGGTCATGGGGCGGCGGTACATTTACCCCCAGGGTTACCAGCAAAAAGGTGTGCCCAAGGTGGTCTTCCGCGAGGAGCTTTTTTCCAAGCTGCGCTCTAAGCTGGAGAAGGCTAACCAGATCGGTGAAGACGTCCCGGCCCCGGTCAGGACGAGGAGCAGGAAGAAAGTGGCAGCAGGCGCATGACGAACGGCAAGAGCAAGGAGACCGCCAGGATCCAGGAGGTGTCTCCGACACTCGCCAAGCGGTGGCTTGAGGGCAATGTGGACAACCGCAACTTGCGGGAGCCGCGTGTCCTCCAGCACGCCCAGGTTCTCCAGAGGGGGGAGTGGGAGCTAACCGGAGACGCCATCGTCTTCGATGAGGACGGCACTCTGCTTAACGGCCAGCACCGCCTGACCGCCGTGGTGGTGACCGGCATCCCGGCTCGATTCATCGTCCTCCGGGGGGTGCCTTCCAAGGCACAGGAGGTGTTCGACTCGGGGTTGACTCGCACGCTCGGAGACCAGCTACAGCGCAGGGGGGTGCCGTATTACACGTACATCTCCTCTGCGCTGTTCTGGCTGCACCGCCTCAAGTACTCCGAAGAGACCAACGTGGCCCACTACGCGGAGCCATCCCTGCGGCCCTCCTTCCGGCAGTTGCTCAGCATCTACGAGCACAACAAGGAGATCGTGGATGAGGTGCCCAAGATCTCCAGGCATGTCGCCAACCTCAAAGTGCGGGCCGGAGCAACCCTTGCCATCCACCACCGGCTTCTGGAAATAGACGACCTGAACATCCCTGAGGAAGTCGACATATTTTTTGAGAAGTGGCTCACGGGTGAGGATCTCAAGGCCAGTGACCCCATCTATCGACTGCGGGAGTGGTGCCTTGACGATGCGGCCAAGCGCCACACTAAGGGTCGTGCCCCGGACTATCGCTACGTGGCCTACGTGATGCGGGCCTGGAACCACTGGCGGGATGGTGAGCAGATCCGCCACATCTCCTGGAGTTACACGCCTACAAAGAGAATGGCATGGCCGATACCTCACTGACCCCTCTCCGCGACAAGGTCACCCGGTCGGACATCCGGGAGGCGTACCGCCAGGCCCAGGATGAGTTGCGTGAGACTGTCAACTACCGCCCGGAGGTGCTCCAGTCCTCCAGGCCGGTCGATGTCGTCCACATCCGCCAGCAGCTACTGCGGTGGTGGGAGCGCCCTGGGGAGTGGCAGCGCCGCTTCGCCATGCAGGGCCGTCGCTCCATCGAGGGCCACGAGGACGCCCCCTTCAACGCCACCGGCACCCAGTTGCAGATCGCTGAGGGCTTCCGGGACGCCACCCTGTACTGGGTCAGCCCGGAGATGTGCGACCTGATCGCGGCCATGGCCCCCAGCATCCCGGAGACCCTGCCTCAGCCCCCGGACGAGTCAGGCTTCGTGCTCCTGGCACGCTCGATCCCCGGCACTGACGCCGCCACCGGAGGGACCATCTACACCACCGGCTACCTGTGGCACACCGTGATGACGGTGGTCGGTCCCTGCCTGGCTATCGAGACTTACTCCTGGCGGGACATCGTGTTCATGTACGAGATCATGAATGACGAGTTGAAGGAGATGTTCCGCCAGGCGGTGCCCTGTCGGCTCATGCCGACTGGTGGGTCCGAGTGGCCCATGGATCAGGAGATCTCGGACTTCTCCAAGCTGACCGCCGACGACGGGATCATGCATGACTCGATGGTTGAGGACCGGCGCACGCTCTGCACCTTCTGGGCGCTGGCCTCCCAGAAGATCGCCCTCAACGAGACCTGGCAGCCGGATCGAGCCACCCGGCGTAAGGCTGTGCGTGAGAAGTGGAAGACCATCCCTTCAGTCCGGATAATCCGCTTGCGGGAGCCGACCGTCCGGGCTGATCACGGTGCTGGCCGGGATGTGGAATGGAGCCATCGCTGGATCGTCGGAAAGCACTGGAGGAACCAGTGGTATCCCAGCACCGGCCAGCACCGTCCCAAGTTGATAGAGCCGTACCAGAAGGGGCCTGCGGACAAGCCGCTCAAGATCAGGGAGACCGTGCGGGCACTGGTGCGGTGAGCGACTTCGCCAACTTCAAGCCCATTGGCTACTACTCGGAGTGGGGTTGCTACGAGTTCATCTACGACGAGGATGGCAACATCGTCGGCAGCCGGGAGGTTGATGGTTGGAGTGGCGACCTGGGCAACGGCTGGACGTGGGAGATCAGCCGAGATGCCCCTGAGTAACCTGCCTGGTCCCTGGCGCTGGGAGGATCGCGGCCCTCGTGGCTGGTGGCGGGTCAACGACTCCCTGGGGATCGAGGACGGCCCCCATCCGGCCCCGCCCACTCTTCACGCCAAGTTCTACGACCGTCAGGGCAAGCTGATCAATCTGTACCAGTTTGAGGAGTACCTGGGCGACCCCGACTACAAGGTGCTCAAGCAGGACGTCTTCGTCATGGGCGGTGAGCCGGTCATGGTCTCGACGGTCTGGCTGGGACTTGACCACAGCTTCATAGGAGGTCTTTTCCGTAGCCTCCCCCACCGCCCCCTGATTTTTGAGACGATGATCTTCGGTGGTACCCACGATCTTCAACAGTGGCGCTCCCACACTGAGCAAGAGGCCCTTGAGGCCCATCGCGAAGCAGTCACGCTATTGCAGCTTGAGCTAGACGCCCTGGGTGAGACCCAGGAGCGCAAGGAGGATTGAATGGCGAAGGTACAGGCCGTTGTATGTGACCTGAAGTCCTGCGGGAACATGGCCCCTGCTGCGGAGGGGGCCGAGATCCCGACCGGCTGGGTCATGTCCGAGTACTACATCGAGGGTGAGGGCAGCCTGGAGGCGCGGGTCTTCTGCTCCTGGGGCTGTGTGTCCTCCTGGGCCAACAACAGGATCCAGACCCCCCGGCGCAAGCGCCGCACCAAGGAACAGATCGCCGCCGACGAGGCCACCAAGAGTGGGGCCTTGGCTCCCACCGATGCCTGACGTCCCCGACGACCTGGAGCATGTTCCTCCGGTAGCTGAACTGGGTGGGGCCATCGGTCGCAGGGCCACCGTGCATTGCCAGCAGGCGGCTCATGACCTCTGTGACCAGGACTGGTGCATGTGCCGGTGCCACAAGCGGCACTGGTACGACCGCGATATCAACGCCTGAACCACAACCAACAAGGAGAGCCATGACATCCCTAGTAGCAGAAGCCAACCGCGTCGAGGATCACGAAGGTGACGTCATCGTGATGGTTGTCCTGGACACGTCCGGGGACACCAAGCACATCTGGGACCGGCGCAACGCCGAAGAGGTCGCAGAGGCCCGCTCGCTGTTCGACCGCATGAAGGCCAAGGGCTTCCAGGCGTGGAGTGTGACGCGTGGAGGTGACAAGGACAAGCGCATCACCGAGTTCGACCCCCAGGCCGAGAAGATCATCTTCGCCCCTGCCCTCGTGGGTGGCTGATGCCCGCCCAGTACTACTGCCCGCAGTGGTATGGCACCAGCAACAGCACCATGACCACTCAGACCCTCTACTACCCCCAGAACTGGAACACCGGCACCGCCTCCACCATCTATACGACGGGGAGCAATCAGATCTGGACCCGGTGGAATGAGCAGTGGGTCCAGACGGCGATCACCAGCACCGACATGGCCTGGCAGCGGTGGATCAACCAGTCTCAGGTGTACACCTACCAGCAGACGCCCACGCCCCTCACGCCGGAGCAGCTTCAGGCTCAGCGCGAGGCCAGCGAGCGCTACGAGATGCAGCGCCAGGAACGGCGTCAGCGCCAGACTGCTGCACGGGCACGAGCCAGGGTGCTCCTGGGTGAGTTCCTCACCGATGAGCAGAAGGCTGAGCTAGAGCGCCAGGGTCAGTTCCATGTGACCGGCTCCAAGGGCCGGAGGTACTGCATCCGGGCCTCCGGTCAGTCGGGCAACGTGGATCTGCTCAAGGCTGATGGGAGCGTGCAGGCCACCCTGTGCGCCCACCCGACCATCGTCCCTGGTGAGTCGGAACTGGTGCCGGAGGCCGACGCCTGGCTGATGCAGATGATCGAGATCCGCCATGACGAGGATCGCTTCCTCCGCACCGCCAACGTCCATCGCGGACGGTTGCCTGTTGGGTAAGTTCCTCAATCTCATGCCCGGTGAACTTGAGCCGGGTGACGACCTAGGGGAGCGGGGCATCTTCCTGCGCCTGGAACCTCTTGGTGAGGTGATGGTCACCGGTCGCTACGACTGCATCCTCGTCTACCAGGACGACACCAAGGAGTACTGGCACACAGAGGCCCCGCTCCGCATCTACCGGGAGTACTGGCACACAGAGGCCCCGCTCCGCATCTACCGGTCCAACGAATGAAAGGAAGAAAATGACACAACCAGAACCCACAAAAAATGATCTCAGCCCGATGACTCGGGCTGAGACCGAACCAGTGCTCCTCCTGGACACCACTGGCTCGATGACCTGGCCCGCCTCTGACAGCAGCCCGGTCACACGCCAGCAGGTCGTCCACGAGGCCCTGTCGGGCGTTGTAGCGGCCCTAGAAGCCAAGGATAGTCAGGCAGCGGCTGAGAAAGCTGCCGGTGAGGACGCTGGCGGTGTGATGCTGGTGACCTTCTCCGATGGCACAGCCCAGGTGCTGGAAGACATCAACTCGGCCAACTTCGTGGAGAAGTGGGGTGAGATCCAGTGGGGTGGCTCGACGCAGATCATGCCGGGGTGGAACGAAGTCCTGGAGAACTACATGGAGGAGTTCGGTGACGAGCCGATCACCGAACGCCCTGCTCTTCTGGCTCTGGTCATCACCGATGGTGAGGCCCAGGACATGGCCGAGTTCTCCCAGGTGATCGCCGGAGCCAAGGGCGGCACCTACATCGCGGTGGCCGTCATCGGTCACGGGCCGGATCATGACGCCGCCCTGTCTCAGTGGCAGAAGGCGGCTGATGGACATGATCACGTCCGGGTGCTCGCCTTCGGAGGCGAGACTGACCCCTCAGTGTTGTCTGACGGCCTGCTGGCAATGGTGGGCTAACACCCTGTGACCCGCGAGGAGACCTTCAACATTCTCTGCACCATCATCGAGGAGACTGATGGTCGGGACATTGAGGAGGTCTCCAACCGGATCATGGATGCCCTGGAGGTGATCGGGGAAGACCTCCTCGATCACCTCGATCCACCTGTGGGACTCCGGCGCTGGCTGGAGTCCCATGGGCTGTCCCTGGTGGTCTCCTCTGAGGTCACGCCCCCTCAGGTCTGGGAGGCCCTCCAGGGAGAGGACCGTGACGACGACGAAGTAGTAGAGGACTTGGGGGAGGGTCTTGGGGCGGTGCCCCTCCCCCAGGTCGGTGACTATGTCGAGTTCCATACGGCTCCGGCTGGGCCTCGCGGCCAGAGTCACATCGGCTCTGGCCGGATCAACGCCATCACCTCTGAGGGCTGGGTCATCGTCCAGGACAGCCCCACCCACGAGGAGTGGTTGAACCCTGAGACCGACGCCGTCAGGATCGTGACTTCTCCTCCAGTACCCTGACGAAGCGCTGTAGCTCCTCCAGAGTGAACATGGTGCGGCTCCCCACCTTGATGGGATGTAGCTCCTTGTTCTGGACGTAGCGGTACACCATGGCCTTGCTGATGCCGCCCAGCATGCGACCGGCGTCTTCGGCGCTGTACAGCAGCGGGGGAACCTCCTCCGGAGCCTGAGGCTCCGGATCGGGATCCTTGCTGCGGGCCAGCTTGCGAGGCATCAGCGGTTACGGCTCAACCGGCGAACCTTGGGGGCCTCCTCCGGCTCCGACTCCTCGACGTCCATCGGCTCCTCCGGCTTCATGTTGAACTGGATGCCCTCCAGGCCGGAGAGGAAGTGGCCGGTCCACTCCTCCAAACCAGTGAAGAACCGGCTGCCGAAATCGTCCAGGATGCTCCTGAAGCTCTCCAGGACCGCATGGGCCGGTAGCGTCACCGGCTTGTCAGCCACGGCCTCCTGGGCGTCCACAGACGTCTCTGTGACCGACTCGGACGAACCCTGCTTCTCCAGGATGGCGACGATCATGTTCTCACGGGCCTTGCGGGCCGGGAGGCCCATGCCGGTGGCGATGTCCTTCACCTGGGCGTGGCTCATCTTCTCCATGGCGGCGCGGGTGTAGAGGCCCTCTTCGACGGTCTCCTCTTCGACCTCGTCGTCATCTTCAGCTTCCTCGTCCTCGTCGTCGGACTCGTCCTCGCCCTCGTCGGGGCCTTCGGTCTCGTCGCCCAGTTCGGCCAGACCGTTGGTCAAGTCCAAGACCTTGATCCCGGCGTCGATGAACTTGCCGACGACGGTCTGAAGCTCGTCGTCCCGCTTCTCGTCCCAGAGCACCATGAGGACCGCCTGGGGGGCCTCCACCAGGAGGGTCTCCATCTGGGTGAACACGTCGGTGACGAGGTAGGTGTTCGCCGCACCCTGTGCGATCTGAAGGAAGGCCCTGCGCTTTTTGTCCTCTGTGTTGGTGATCACCTCGTAGGTGATCTTCGACTTGCGGGCCATCTCGGCCAGGCCCGACAGCGAGTCGCTGAACTCGTCCTGCGTCAGGGGGAAGATGAACTTGGCCGGTTCGTCGGGCTTGATCGACTCGTTGATGAACTCTTCGATCAGGTCCGTTGCCGGATCCGGTTCCATCTCCCCAGTGCCAATGAATCCAATGGTGATCCCTGCGGGGGGTTTTCCTCGTGGCATGCGACCTCCTTACGTCTGCCCAAGCCACCCTTGCAGCCTCAGGTGGTCACTGCACCGCTCTGGGGGATTTTCTCCGGAGCCACTGGAAAAAGCAGAGACCCTCCCGTCTGGAGGGAGGGTCTCGCTACCGCACTTCTCCGGGCTGGAACAGGAGATAGTGAGTGTGACAGTACAGGAAGGGGTACTACATGTCCAGCACTTACCTCCTGCGACCTCTCCCTAGTACCTCAGACACGATCCGGTCACGCTGGTGCCGGAGCACGGTGTCACCCGCATGCACGAGCAGTGAGATGCCCGATGCCCCCACCGCGACCAGCACACGGGTTTCCCACGAGTGGCGCACGAGCAGCAGGCTCAGGAGGGCACAACACAGCAAGTTGACGGCGGCTTTCCACCAGGCCACCTGATGCAGACCCACCCGGAGGGCCACCTCTTTCCATAGCTCGGTGAGCCGGGTGGCCCCAAAGCCGATGAGCAGGGCGTAGCCCAGGTCAGCACCCACTCACTCGCCTGGCTTCTTCCCATACTCGATGTCAGCCTCGTAGGGAATCGTCCTGGGCCACTCCTCACGGTTCCTGGCCTTAACTGATGTCACCTGGGGGAAGGAAGCTCGTTTGTTGAACTGTCGAGCCGTCCAGTCCACGTCCCTGCCATCTACCTCTACCACTGTGTGGGAGGTCAGGCCCCCGTAGGGTGGGTAGTGGGTGACAACTTGATGAGGCACGCCCCGCTCATGCAGATGACGGGCAAAATCCACCGATGCCACCTCACACTGCCCAAAACATCCCCCCTGAGTGTGCCAGCCCGCCTTTTCAGCGTGGGGCCGAAATGAGGAGACAGCTTTCTCAAACTGTTCGGGATTGAGCGCTCGGTGGCTCACGGCCACAGAGTGGGATCGAGCGGTGGCGTGACGGCGGCTGAGGCGTAGGTGATCGTGTATGTGCTGCCCATGGGCAGCCAACGGTACAACTCCATGTTGAGCCTGGCGATCCTGGGTGTGCGCCGGGGGTACTCGTAGCTGGCGTTGCTCGTCGGGTCCGAGATGAAATCCCCGCTGGCTGAGGAGTAGGAGGACGCGTCCATGTAGGGCGGGAGGGTCTCGGTGGGCGACAGCATGGCCGAGTTGAGCAGGAAGCGGGCCTGCTGGGCGACCGGGAAGCGCACGAAGGGGTACACGGTGGTTGGGAACACACCCGTGATCGCCTCTGTCGGTGGGTCGCTCAGAGAAAATGGACCGTTTTCCGGGGCGATGCTGTAGCGCAGATATTGCTCAGTGATCTGCTGGGTGTTGGTCACCTCCACCCAGGTGCCGTCCGGGTAGTACCACCGGAAGCCCAGCATCATGGCCGCATTGCTGGGGGCCTGAACCGACAGGTACTGGGCGTAGACGCTGAAGTTGAACGGCTGACCGGCGTTCACCTGGAAAGGCAGCAGGTTGGTGGGATTGGCAATCGTCGGCTGGGCTGGCTGGGAGAACCAGAGGCCGTTCTGGAAGCCGCTGCCTACGCCGAACCACTGCTGATTGACCATGAACCAGGAGTAGACAGGGTCGAACCAGGGCCTGGCGTTCGCCCCCTGCACCGCCCCGTCGAACCACTGATGGTCGACCGCGAACCAGCCCAGGGGTGTGGGTGGTGCTGGGGACCAGGAGGAGATGGTGCCGAACCAGACGGTGGCGTTGGGGACGTTGACGTCGACCTCCAGGGCGGCGTTGCCATGCACCGGCAGTAGCTCGGGAGGGTCTTCGATGGCCTCAGGCCGGTACACCAGGGTGGCGGTGTAGGGGTTGTAGCTCGGCTGAGTGTTGTCGGTCTGGAGGGGCAGCTTGGGGTCTTGCAGAGGCGACAGGCCGTCGAAGCCGATGAGCGCCACGCTGGTGGTGCCGTCCGGGTTAGTGATCGTCCTGGAGAACGTGGTCAGGGTGTTCGGCAGGAGGTTCGACGCCGTGGGCTGCATGAGCACCTTGACGTCACGCGGGTACTCGTAGAGCAGCGTCTCCTTGCCCACCTGGGTGGGCGTGCAGGGCCACAGAGCGCACAGGGTGACGTAGTGAGGCTCATTGGCCGCAGCCCCCAGGACGTGGATCCTGGGATACAGCCAGTAGTAGTCAGGTGCTCCCTGGGGAACCGGATTGCCGGGAGTGGTCTTGCTGTAAGGGTTAAGGGTGTACGTGGCCGTCATCTGGGTCCAGTGACCAGCGGTCTCGGTGAAGGTCGCTGACTCAGATATGACCGGGAAGGGCGTGCCGGTTCCGGCATCGCCCCAGACAGACAGCTTCACTGAGCGCTGCACCGACGACCAGATCTGGATGGTGAAAGTGATGTGCCCCTGGGTGTAGCTCCCTGACATGAAGTCGGTGATCGGAATCGCCCCAGTGGTGGCGTAGAGATCCCCGGCTGAGGTAGCCATGAGCCGCATGCCGGTGCCGGTGCTGCTATAGGGCGGTTTGAGGGGCGGGAAGTTGTTGTTGGCCGGTGGCCCAAAAGTCTCCAGGGGAGGTGTAGTACCCGCCGCGCTCAGGTTGGAGATCCAGGTGATGGTCTGCCCGTTGGCCTGGCCGGAGGCGGTCGGGAATACCGGGATCGTGTCCGTTGGGTTATTGGGGTCGTAGGGATTCTGGATGCGCGGAGGCCATAGCTGCCAGGTGCCGATGCCATCGAGCATGGCCCCGTCATCGGTGGTCAGCAGGCAGTTGTAGCCGTGGTGGACAAGCTGGGTGCTCGGGTAGCTGGTGAGGATCGAGGCGAACTCACGAATGCCCTGAGGCGACCCCTTGGTTTTGTACAGATGGACGGCGTTCTCGGCAAGCTGGCGCTCCTGCTGCATGCCCATCTCTGGCTCGTGGACAAGTCCAAGCTGCTGCATCATCACGGGTAGCAGTGCCCCGGAGCAGTTCTGGGGGTCGTTGATCGACATCAATGACTCAAGCTCGGTGCGGATGAAGTCGAACTGGAAGCCGATCAACTGGAGGTAGCGCTGAAGCGGGGGGTTGGGGCTGTCCACCGGCCAGGGGTTGTAGGGATCCACCAGGATGATGTCGTTGTCGCGGTACGCCATAGGCAGCAGGTCATAGAGCCGTTGGCCGTAGCCCCAGTTGATGGGTACCAGGGCGATGAGATCGGAGCAACGGATCCACATCTGTTCTGAGAAGCTCCAGCCGAACATGCTGTAGTACTGGAAGCCCGCTGGTAGCCACATGTCAGTGAGGGCCGTGATCGAGCGGGTGACGATGGCATCACTGGGGTCACCGAAGACCGTCGAGGGAGCCTCTGGCACGGTGTCAGCGAGGTCGCTGTAGTCGAAGACCTGGAAGCCGTCGTCCTCGTCCTGGGGGAGGTTTCTGGGGTTGCGTACTAGACGCAGGTATTCGCAGTCATTGGAGGGCGGGTTCGTCCACTGAATGTGCAGTGTGGAGTAGTCCAGAGGGTTAGATGTGAATGGGGCCACTGAGAAGTCGGGCCTGACGGTGGCTGGATCCGGCCCGAAGTGGCCGACACCATAGAAGTCGATCCCATAGATGCCCATCAGATCCCCAGAGCTATCCAGGTGAGCGCCACCAGGGCCTGGCGGTCCACGCGTATGTCCTCGATGAACTGAATCATGGCCCCCTGGGGGCTGAGACCCAGGAGCACGAGTTGATCCTCCATGTACTGGTAGGCGTACCAGCCCAGCATGGATCCGCCAGGGAAGGGGTTCTTCATGTAGATGAAGCTGATGATCTCGGAGAAGCGGGCCGGGGTGAAGTCGACCCAGATATTGCCGTTCTCATCGGTGTAGCCGGTGGTGAAACCACCCGTCATTTTCCATCGCTGCCCCGGCACAGGACCGCGCACGAAATCGTCGCCCAGGTTGGCGAGCTTCGCCTTCAGTTGCGACTGGATGATGGCCTCCACCTGGGTCCGGTTGAGGCCAGCGACCTTGGCCTGGCTCAGGTTGATCAGGTGGGTACCAGCCACTGCTCCAGGGGCGGTAACCGGCGCGGTAAAGGCTTTGGAGCCGTCCACCGTCATGTACTGGGGATGATCGTCACCCACATGGATCATGTACATCGCCTGGTGGAGATGGTTATGTCCGATGGTGGCCTTGTTCTGATGGAGGAACTGGATCGAACTACCCATCGTGCCCCCCACTAGGAAGGGCTTTTGGCCCACCGTCTGCTCCATGGAAACGATCTCAGTGTGGAGATCCCTGGTGACTATGGCGGAATCGAGAGTCAGGTCGATGGCTGTGGTTGTACCGTCCGGATTGCTGACGGTGAAGGTCTTCTTGGGGTCGTTGGGGTCAGGAGGCTGGTCCGCGTAGCTGACGAAGTTACGAATCTGAACGGGGTAGCGCTGACTGGCCGGTACTGGTGGCGGGGTGGGGATGTTGGACATCAGATCCCCATGACGATCCAGGTACAGGAGAACCGCATATTCGGCTGCCAGGAGTAGTCATGGGAGACCTGGACGAGGGCCTGAGTCTGGGACACGCTCAGAAGGGTCACCTGGGCCTCGATCCAGTTGTAGGGCGGGCAGCCGCTCCCCTGGGGCGGGATCTTGGTGCAGGAGAAGGCTTGGATGCAGCTAAAGCTGGTCCCGAACGGGATCACGAAGACGCCGTTGTTCAGTGTGCATCCGGATGTCAGCCCGCCTGTGATGCGCCAGTCGACAGAGGTTGTCGAGCCAAGTAGGGGAGTGCCTCCCTTGGTTCCGGCCATGACACCGGCTGTAGCCGCCGCGATGTCACCGTTCACCGCCGCGTCCACCATGGCCCTTACCTGAGCGGCGTTCTGGAAGCCGAAGCCCTGTAGCTGGCTCAGAGGCACGAGGTCGCTGGGCGCAGTACCAGCATGGCCTGACACCGGGCGGCTGAAGCCTGGGTAACCGTTCACCATGATGTACTGCGGGTGGTCGTTGCCCGACGCGTCGCCACTGAGATTGCGGTGGTAGTGAAAGTGGTTGGCTGGGGACTTATTGGCGTACAGATCCTGGATAGCACCACCGAAGGTCGTATACGGAGTGGTGTTGAACGGGTTGGTTCCTAGCGTTTTCTCCAGGGCCTGGATCTCATCGTGGCACTCGTTGATACTCAGGGCCATGATGGTGTCGGTGTAGTCGTGGAAGACCGAGAAGACCTTGATCGCTTGTGGGAAGGCTGCGCCCATCAGTAGTTGATACCACCATTCGCATTGACGTTGACCGTGTTGGCCTGGGGGTTGGCCTGCGGGATCTCGTAAGCAGCGCAGACGATGTCAGCACAACCACTGGATTCGGCCCGACAGAGCACGCTCACGTTGACGTAGTCGACTCCTTCCACTTCCATGAGGGAGTGATACACGCTCGACAAGCTGATTCGGGAACCGAAATCCACCACTGAAAAGGTGAAGAGGTTCTGGAGCGCGGCCATAGCAGATGACTGCACCGTAGAGGTGTGGTACTGAGGCAGTACCTGGATCGTGGCCGTGATGTTGATCGGGACGTACCCGGTCTGAAGGACGTTGTTCTTGTTGTACTGGGGGGCCAGGACATTGATGGACGTGCCCACCATCTTCTTGTCGTCCAGATAGCCGGTCATGGCCGCGTTGGTGATCGATGGAGCTATGGCGTTGACCCGGTTTTGCAACGTTGGAGCATCGGAGATGAAGCTCCCGGCTGGGTGAACATACAGGTTCACCATGTTGTAGGCCGTGGAGATCACGGCTGCCTTGGCTATCTGGGGGATGTTCAGCACCAGGGCCGCATAGTCGTCCAGTGACACGGCCCGGTTGATCGCGGTCAGGGACAGCGGGGCATGGATGCGGATGTGGTCGATGGTCTCGGCGTCAGCACCGCCCTGGGCCGCTGAAGAGTTGGTGACAGCGCTGATCGACTGCGGCCCAACCACGAGTTGGGTGAGTGAGTTCGGAGCCACGTTGCCGATGGCCCCACCACCCACCATGTAGGTGGCTGTGATGAGTGCCCCAGGAGGCGGTATGCGCCCTGCCAGGCCATCTCCGAAGGTGACGGTCACCACGCTGTTGGCGTCGATAGAGAGCGTATATGCGCCCTCTGAGGAGAAGGCATCGATGATGCGCTGCTTGTATATCCAGGGCTGAGGACCGCCGCCCTCGTCAACCGAGATCACCACACTGCCGTCTACAACCGGCGTACTGAAGAGGGTGTACATCTGGTTCGGGGTGCCGTCCGAGATGCCAACAGTCTCATTGGCAACGGTCGACCCCTGTATGGCCGGGGCCTGGCCGGTGTACTGCGGCGTGGCGGAATAGACAGGCGGCGTACCAGACGACGTGATAGCAGTGGGTGAGTAGTAGATCAGGATGGTCTGGCCGGTCGTCGGGCAGGCTCCTGGGTTCTGGGCAGTACCCCCGCCGAAGAGGATCGTGGTCCCGTTGATGACCGTGTAGACCTGAGACGCGGCGGTGTAGCCGCTGCCCTGGAAGGAGTTGTTGGCCGCGAGCGCCCAGACTGTCCCGCCCACGATCACCACCTGATTGCCGCTCCCGCCAGTGAAGTGGTACAGGGGGTAGGGAATGGTGCCGGTGGTGTCACCCAGGTAGAACTGCTGGTTGGGCTGGCCGGTGCCATAGATGGCGGGCTGTCCCTGCGCCGGGATCGTGGTGAGGACACCGTCGCCATAGACCCACAGATCTGAGGTGGTCTCAAAGATGATGGGCTGACCGACCAGCAGGGTCGATACCTGGGTGCCCTGGGGAATCAGTACCGGTGTGGGGGAAGGGCCGGTCCCGTTGGCGATGGTGAACTGCAACCCTGGCGGGAAAGGCAACGTGGCTGCCACGTTGCCGTGTGGGGTGTAGTCCAGTAGAGCGGCCAGATTGAGGATCGACTGACGCTGCTGAGCCGTGGAGATGAACGCCTCATTGGCGACGCGGTCGGTGTAGAAGTTAAGGATGTCCCCGACATAGGCGAATAGCTCCAGGAGCACGATCCCGAAGTCACCAGCAGAGCGGTCGGTCCACTCCGGCAGGTAGCTCGGGATCAGGGTCAGCATGTCGTTGACCAGGCTGGCGTAATCCCGGCTGGTGTAGTCAATGGGCGGGACAACAACGTTCCCAGGGACGATGTCGGCAATCGTGCCCAGTGAGACCGGAGCGATGCTCATGCATTCACCTCGACAGAGCTACCACTGAGATTGACGGTGAAGGTCTGGATCGTCGGTGAGGAACCGACCGTGAAGTGGATCTGGAGCGTCACGATCCCGGAGTACTGCGGTTCTGGAAGGAACTCGATGTCATTGACGATGATGTTTGGCTCGTAGGTGGCAAGCTGGTTATTGATCGTGGTGATCAGGGCCTGCTCTTCCAGGGGGTTATCGTTCTCCCAGACGAAGCCATAGACACCAGCGCCGTAGGTGGGCCGCATGACTCGTTCCCCAGGGTTGGTCAGCAGGATCGCCAGGATGTGGTTCATGGCCCACCGGTAGGGATCGAGATCGAAAGCGACCGCGCCGGTACTGTCGATGTTGAAAGGCTGGGAGATCTCCCAGACAGGGGGAAGCTGGCGGAAGTTCGACGGGACCAGGAAGCTCATTGCGACACCCACTCTGCATCCAGCCAGGTGAACGTCGGGACGCCATAGATACCAACCGCCACGTTGCCATTCGTCTTGTAAGCCCACAGGCTGATTACATCGTGGGCGTTGAGAGGTACAAGCGCTGTCTTACCTGGATTCGGGTAAGAAGCACCGAACGTATACATGTCACTCCTGATGATCTCTGTCTTAGTGGTCATCGGTTGTCCCGCTAGTGTCTGGTAGACACTGCCGATGTACCGACCCGCCCCAATGGCACCGTAAAGCATGCCAAAGCTGACGCGGTAGATCCCGGTGACTGGCACGCTAAGAAGGCTGGCCCCGACCGATGCGCCGCCACGAACGAATGAACTCGTCAGGGCTATCTGGACCCATTGGTTGTCGGTAGCGGGCAGGTTCGTGTTAGCAGTGCCAACGGCCTTGCCACACGGGACGATGTTGGCGTAGTGGTAGGTGCGGATGTCGACTATCGCGGTTGTGGAGTTGACCTGATAGAGCGGAACTGTCCACTGGTTGGCCCCTGGAGTGTTCACAGGAGGCGTGGTCCCGGCTACATAGACGAAGGAGACCGTGCGCTGGGCCATGTCCAGTTGGGCGCACAGCAGGCCCGGATAAGTCAGACCGGCAACGCTGTAGGTCTTGGGGTTATTGAGTTGCCCGTAGAACCCATCGATCCAGACTGCTCCCGGTTGGATGGTGATGACCCCGGTGGCAATGGCGCAGGATAGGTTGCTCGCGTAGCCGTAGACGACACCGGAGTTACTCCAGTTCCGCGCCATGAGCCGCCAGTTGCCCGGTGAGGCTGTCGCCCCGATCCCCTGATCGAAGGGGAAGTAGTTGTCGAACGGGGTGATGTTGCTCACTGGGTCACGTCCCTACTGGGGCGATCCCTGTGGCCCACAGGCTCAGTGTCATCTGTGAGATCGAGATCCCCGGTCCTGGACCCGCTGTCACTCTCCATCCGAAGGTCTTCCTCCCTTGAGACACTGGGACGACGCCCATCAACGCAACGGGTACCGAGATGGTCTGGCCGCTGACACCCCCAGCGGCAGCCGGTGTGATGATGGGGCTGACCTGTTGGTCACTCTGGTTCCACTGGTAGGTCAACTGACAGGTGGCGTTCTGGGCTTGGCTGATGTCGTTGAACTGCACCAGGAGGGTGCCGTGCAGAAAGCCCTGGGCCGCGTAGGGGATGCGAGCCAGGCCGAAGCTATTTTGGGAGACAGCCCCGGTGCCCACAGGTACGACACCTGGCGAACTGGCGAACCAGCGGATCCCGGTAGTCGGGTTGATTAGGTTCCGAAGATCGGTGAGGGTGCTGCCGGAGACACCCCAGAGCGGAATCTCCCAGATGTTGAGGTCTTGCTCAAAGCCACCGCTGCCGTAGTCAGTCGCGGTTGTGAACAGCAGGCTGACCTTCTCGGTGTTGAAGTCACAGTGGGCCACGATGGTGCCAGCGGCCCCCACGTTGATTGGCTGTGGGGTCTGGATCTCGGCGTAGTACCCATGGATGAACACCGCGCCCTGCTGGATGGTGGTAGCACCGCCAGTGATGGCCGTGGCGTATAGCTGGCTGGTGGCCGGGGTGTTGCCATAGGGGTAGTTGGAAACCACCCCGTCTGGTGCCCACAGGTTCGCCATTTTTCGCCACCGGGCCGCGTTGGCGGTCCCTGCACCCATGCCAGGGTCGAAGGGGTAGTACTCGTCAAAGAACGGAGCGGGCATGACTCACCAGGAGAGGTTGGCTTGTTCGACGTGGAGGGCGGGCGGCCTCTTATCAATGACGTCCGTGTTGTGCCTGGCCCTGATCCAGTCGTTCATGTGCGAGGGTGTCGGCTGCATCCCCAGGGTGTAGCGGATGGCTTCCCCGAAACCGGCGTGGGAGAAGTACCTCGCGGTGGAGTAGGCATCCATGCCCTTCTTGACCGTGTTGAGGACGGCAGGCTTGTTGAACTGGAGGCCGTTGGCGTTGCGGTTGACGAAGTGCCCCATGCCAGTGCCTGGGCGGGTGAACTGAGGCCCTACCCCGTCCTGGAGGGTGTGCTGGGAACTGGGCCAGCCAGTCTGAGGGTGGGGTGGGTTTGCAGGCTGTTGCTGTTGTTGCTGCTGCGCGGCCCCCGGTCCACCGATGGGGGCACCGAAGGGTCGGGCCGCAGTCTGGAGAGGGGATTGCTCACCAGCCGGTGTCACCCTTCTCATGGCAAGCTGAGCCGCTGTGAAGATGGGGGCATTGGCAGGATGCCCCGCCATGCTGGCTGCCCGCTGTCGGTTCCTACGCTGGGTTCGGTCTGAGTCACCAGGCTGGGGTACGTCAGGCATTGGTTACCTCCAGGGGGGAGCGAGCTTGCGTAGCTGGGTAGTGCGACCGATGCCGGGGTCAGCACCCATCAGGGACTGCTGGCGAGGACTCCACTGAGGCACGAGATCCTGGCGGGGGGCGTTGCGCTCGGACAAGACCATGGTGTCCACCAGCACGCCCTCCATCTGGCGCTCGATCCCACGCGTGGGCTGGAGGGACGGCGGGTACATGTAGTCAGCCGGGTCGATGCGCTCGCCCTTGTGAACTCCCCTGACATAAGACCGCTGGTTGGCCCGTTGCTTAAGGCTGTCGAGGAGCCGGTCCCCTCGCCGGGTGTTGATGGTCCCCAGGTAGCCGTCTGGGTACATGGCCTCTGGAGTGCGGTTGAAGGCAGATCGTCTCGCATCCAGGGCGTCGCGGAAGAACGGCCCCAGCCCACCCCCGCCTCCAGCGGTGTTGGCGTTTCCAGGCGCGCCCTGGTTGTACGGGGGCAGGTACTGCCATGGCGTGAAGACGCCCCTGGGCACGGGTTACCCCGTGATCGAGGTGGCGTCGAAGAAGCCTCGTACCTCTTCACTACGAGAGTGGGCCACCGGCATGAGTTGCCCCAGAAAATGGGCGTCCTGAGGATCCCGAATGGACGCGTCCTTTTCTGAGGTCACCATGTCATAGGTAGGACCGTGCGGCTCCTTGAGGACGTGATCGGCGTACTCGTAGCCGCCTGCGCCCTGCCCGGTGTTCATGGGGGCGGGGCCTTGGAAGCCCCCCCGGTTACCCGGCATATGCCGTCTCCTGGCCCTGGCCGAACGAGGCCGTCCGACCGGGCGTCGAGGGCACGATCCGGCCCTGGTGGTAGGGCGGGACAGGCGACTCGGTGGGCACCTTCATGCTGGGCGAGACCGTGAGCCTGCTGTTGGCAAGCTCTGGCCCGCCACGGGTACGGGGTGGATGAGGCTCAGCCTGGACTCCTGAAGCGACACCGCTGGCGAAGGCTCGGTTGTCCCCCAGAGGGGGGCCTGACCTGCCATAGGCGTCGGTCGGGTAGTCGAGGGTGTCAGGGACACCCTTCAGATGTCCCCCGGATCCCAGGTAGCGACCGCCTGCGATGGGAACTTGCGCGTTCCCACTGGCTGTCGCCTCAGCAGCGGAGAGGGCAGCTTCCCCTCCGGGTGAGCCTGCGTACGGGGGATTCCACTGTTCGGCCATGCCCAGGTGGCTGCTGGGTGCTCCCATCCGACGACGGGCGGAAGCCCCTACTTTGCGTGGATCTGCCATGCCCGCAAGCCTAGGTCGGGGCTACTTCCCCACCCTGACCAGCCGCCTGGTGAAGGTCGGATCGAACTCGGTGCGTCCCTCCAAGGCATCCACCACCGACACCTGGAAGGCGGGCATCTCGGGCCTGACGTCACAGGCATAGGCGATCCGGGCCAGGACATACGCCTCCGCGACGTTGGTGTCGTCAAAATCCATACTCCACCGCTTGAGCACTTCCTTGGGGATCATTTCCTTCTTGGTGTTCCCGTTGCCGCTGGCGAACTTCTTCAGTTGCTGGGGGGCGACCAGGACGGGGTAGGCCCTGCGGTCCTGGGGATCGAACTGGGAGAGGATCGCCAGCTTGAGCGCGGCCCCCACCTCCCCACTGGCGTGCTGGCCGTACTTCTCGGCCATGCTGTACGCCTCCATGGCGATGCCCTTGATGCAGCCCTGGAGGTCGTCGCGGGCCAGCTTGAGGAACTCCTGGCCGATCTCGTTCATGAGTCGCCGGAGCCGTAGTACCCCCTTGGGCATGGTGCCCTTGGGCTTCCAGACGCTGACGAGTCCCCTGGTAGGAGACCAGGCCACCATGGCGCAGTTCTTGCTGCCAGGGTCGATACCGATGTACAGGTCGATCAAGTGACAGCCATGCCTCTCTCCTGTTTCATTCGTTTCAATGCATGGGTCTGGTGAATCTGCTCGGCATGCCGCTGCACCATGGCCTCAAAGCGCTCAGGACGCACTTCGGTCTCGTGACGGGCGAGATGCTCCTCCAGGTGGGAGCGGGCCTTCTCCAGAGCATCGAGGAACTCCCGACTGCGACTCACGGGTCAACCTCTCGATCTCCCGGTTCACGTACCAGGCGGCTTTCCTCAAGTCTTCCACCCGGCTCACCCCGTCCTTGAGACCGGCCCGCCAGAGGTACTTGATCGAGTTGCCCACGTTGAAGTTGTACGCCTCCACGATGTCGATGCACTCCACCCCGGAGGGGTGCTCGTTGTAGTGAGCCGGGTGGTCGACAGTGCTCACTGCATTTTCTTCCGGTGCTGACGCGCCCAGGCGTTGCACCAGCGGCGTGAACCCCGTACCCAGCCGCAGCCTGAGATCAGGCAGTAGGCCGTCGCCTGCTTGCCTTTTCCTTTCACTACGACGTCATGGATCTCAGCCATCCTTCGCCAGCCGCACTACCACCGAGTCCCCCGGCCCTTGCAGTTGCTGCTTCAGGGACGTCTGGAGGTGAATAAAACACACCACGTCCTCCCCCACTTCGTACATGGCTTTATTCGTGCAGGCCCCCTTCTTGGTCTGTCCGCTACATGCAATCATGGTGCTCCTCTGTCTGCTCGTCGGTATCCAGGTGACTTGGCATCGGTGCGCCGGGTCAACTCACGGCTTAGCACGGCGGCGTCCCGCTCAGCGGCGTCGAAGAGCATCCCCTTCAGCTTCCGCCTGGCGTAATAGAGCTTGAGTGCGTCTCTCGCGGCACGAATATCCGGGTCGGTCTCCATCTGCGCCCGCACCCAGGTGACAGCTTCGCTCGCCTTCTCAGGACGATTGCGTGTGAGGTACAGCCCCTCCAGGCGTCGGACTTCCATTTCTGCATGGTGCTCAAATATCTCCTCGATAGCCAACTGGTTCTGAAAAAAATCACACCACCGGGTGAAGGCCACGAACAGGTTCATCAACTGCTTGTCAGTCAGGTCATCGATGTCTGGCTCCAGCTTGGGTAGCTCACCATCCGGTGCAGCAGGCTCCTCAATCCCCAGATCGCGATAGACGTCGTGTCGGTACCCGGTTATTTTTTTGGCCCATTCCGACGTCTGACGCAGATCCAGTGGGGGTTTGCGCCGGATCCGACGCCCCGCGTCTGACGAGGACACGTCCTCTTCCGTTTGCATTTTTCTCCTCATAGCTCTGACAGTCGGCGCACCCCCCGAAGGGGCAGCGTGGTATAGGGCCACCCTGGAGCGCCATGGTGATTCGACTGCACTGGTCTAGCCGATCAACGATGCGCTCTTCCCTGTACTTGACGATCATCTCCTTTACCTTCTGGTTCCACTTGCATTCATACAGGAAGAGCACTTCGGTGTACTTGCGGCTCATGTAGCAGTACAGATCGCCCTGTCGGACGTGTGAGGGGAATGGATGCCGGATGGAATCCCACAGCCCGTCGTAGTCCAAGAACGTGCGGGATTTTCCGTTGATGTTGAAGTTGAACGTATGATCCTTGATCAGGCCAGGGGCTTCAAAGCGCAGTGTCCCCAGGCCCACGCTCTTGATCTCGATGACGGGGCCGTCCCAGGTGTCCAGGCCATCGGCGTGCCCAGCCATGGTCAGGTTCTGGTTGAACAGGGGCACCTCGTGGTAGGTCAGGGCTTGGCGACCCCGGTGACACTTCTCGCACTCCTGGGGGGCTACGGCAGGGAAGGCGTAGTGACACTCCCGGCAATAAAATGTGCCCGCCAACCGCCCCAGATCCCAGATTCTTTTTTGCCACTTGGCATGGATCTCCTTGCCCTCATCGAAGACCATCTGTAGCTGCCAGTAGCTACCTGCCTGCGTTGAGACGGCCTGGCGACCGGACAGCCGGTAGTAACTCGCCCTGGGGCACCAGTCCGAATGGCTGATCTCCGATGGGTGCAGTGCGTCGGTTCGCAGCCCGTCCTGAGCGCCAGGCTGCAATAAGAGCCTTTGAATATCGCCAAGGAGTCGGGTCTCCCGCTTGGTCGTCTCTAATAACGCTCGCAAACTCTTGTCGATCACTGGACGATGAGGCGATGACCTTCCCGGCTTGGATAGCCGCGTCACGATGCCTCTGGCGTTTGATCCGGCGACGTTCCCTTTCGCTGGTTCCGCCCCAGACGCCCCACCGCTCCCCGTTCTCGATTGCGTAGTCGAGGCACGCCTGGAGGACTGGGCAGACACCGGGGTGCTCGGGGTGCGTCCCTAGACATACCGACCTTGCCTCCTGCACCTGGGTGTTGTTGTGCTGATGGTCGGAGTAGAACAGGTTTCCGGGTAGCCCTCTGCACTTGGCGTGATCGAGCCACCGGGGCCAGATCCTCTCGTAGATCGCTGGGAGCACCTGGGCCTGGTCGATGTAGAACCAGTTCGTGGTAATCGGGTTCTGGGAGTACGACCCACTCCCTTCCACCAAGCTCAAAGACGAGAACAGGGCAGCGAGACTCTGCCACGGCGTGGTTGTAGAGATCCCGGAGGTCTGTGAAGAGGAGGGTGATTGAGCGACGGTTATCTGTGCGCTTGAACTCGACAAGTTCTGTGTCGGTGCGACCGTCGTTCTTACGGTCCCAACGCGCACCAGAACGCGGGTTGCGGACACCGCCAAATCTCTCCATTCCCTTCCGCTCCTGCTGGCGAGACAACAGGAGCCGCTGGACCCCCGTCCTCATGCTGTCGCCTTCGTCCTCGCTAGACGTCGCGGGGAGGGGCGGGACTCCTCGTGGCGTGTGCCCTTCACTACGTGGTTCTGCACAGCATCACGCAGCTTCGCCTGCAACGTCAAGTCCCATCGTGCCTGTTCTTCCAGCGCGGCCCTCCCATGCCAGGACTCGGTGCCCAGGTGGTAGTAGCTGCCCTTGACCTGGAAGATGTCGTAGAGCAGGCCCAGTGTGATCAACTCCTTCGCCAGGTCATACGATCCGGGTGAGATTCCGGCCTCGTTGTGGTCGAAGTAGAAGTCGAAGACGGCCACCCGCTCCGGGGGGTAGCTCTTGTTCTTCTTGGTCAGGGCCTTGATGGTGATGCCCACCTTGCGCTGGTTCTTCCGGTCCCCCTCAGTGAGCCACTCGTCCCGCCTCAGTTCCACCCTGGAGGTGAACCAGTAGTTCTTGGCGCGGCCCCCTGGGGTGGTACGGGGGTCACCGAAGAGGATCCCGATCTTCTCCCGCCACTGGTTGACAACGAAGCAGGTCACGGCCCGGTCATCCTCCACCAGGCTGCGCTTCATGGCCGTGTAGCTCTTGCGGAAGAACTTCCCGATGAGCCGCGCCGCCAGGCCCACCTGGGTGTCGTCCATGGTCCCCTCGCCCTCGCTGATGGGGGACAAGGCGGGCATGCTATCGATCACCAGAACATCGGCGGTTCTGCTCTCCAGAACCGTGATGGCGGCGTTGCACGCCTCCTCTAAGACGTTGGTCTGCATCACCAGGATGCGTTCGACGTCGCAGCCCAGGAGGGTGGCCCAGGCCGGGACGAACTCCTCTGCCGCCACCCAGAAGGTGACGTGGTCGGGGTTGGTGGTCTGGGCGGCAGCGATGGTCTTGAGGATCAGAGTGGTCTTACCTGAGGACTCGTCCCCATATAGCTCATGGAAGGCGTTGGTCTGCCAGCCGCCCCCCAGGGCTGTGTCCAGGGCGTAGCTCCCGGTGGTGATCCTGGGCAGATCGGAGTAACGGATCTGAGACCCCCAGACCACGGTCTCGGGTCCGAACTCTTTGTTGATCTCGGCTATGACCGTGTCGATGGGGGCCTTGCTAACCACGGTGGGGTCTCCTCTTCTCCAGTTCGTCGGCCCGCCTCTGAGCGGCCTCGCGGCTCTTGAACGGACCCCCTACCAGGGCGCTGTTGGTGGTGTCGATGACGTAGTAGCTGTTGCCCCGGATCTCTACCTGATAGTGCTGGAGGATCGGGTTCTTACGCCGTGGCACCTCACTTCTTCTTGGCGGCGGTCTTCTTGGCCGGTGCCTTCTTGGCCTTGTCCTTGTCGTCCTCCTTGGATCCGAAGGGCTTGGCCTGCTTGCCCCCGAAGGGAGCCTTCTTCTCAGCCATCAGCGGTTCTCCTTTTTGTTGTAGCCCTTGGTGGCCTTCTGGGGCTTGGCTTCGCCCCCCTTGGTCATGGCCTTGCCCCCTGACTCACGGGTCTTGGCCCCCTCGACACCCATGGCATGACGCCGTCCCTTGCCCTGAGCCTGGGCGTTGGAGATGGCAGCCGCCTTGCTCTTGGAAAAACCCTTCTCCTTCAGAGCCTCATAGCTGTCGGGTTTTTTGACGGACGGGCCGGGATCCTTACCTCCTGGCATGGCACGCCTCCTATCTGACGTTGCTCCAGTCGAAATCACTGCTGGTCAAGCCGGGGTCGGTCTCAAAGTGGGCGTCACCGCGTGGGTTGTCGCTCCTGGAGAACTGCACCGGCCCGGAGGACTTCATGCCGATGGCGTTGAGCAGGGTGCCTGACTGCTCAAACAGGTCACCGTTGTAGCCGCAGTCAGTGCAGAGTGGAGCCGCTTCGATACCCAGTGGCCCCTTGCGTCGGAACAGGTTGGAGCCGCCGCAGCTAGGGCAGGCTCCCACCCGACCTGTGTTGGTGGGGGCCTTGTCGACGTATCCCTGGCGGCGTACCCGGTTCCAGTTATCGTCAGAGTCGCCCTCCGGCTGGGGTGCTTCCACCTCCTGGCGCGGTCCAGTCGGAGGGTACTGCGGTTGCCACCTGACAGCCTTCTGGGGGTACCCAGCGGGCTGGGTGGCAGGAGCGGGTGCTCTAGGAGAAGGGGCGGCTCCTCCAAGCGCCCGCTCCCACCAACTGACGTCACTCACTTCGCTTCGCTCCAGTTCATGCCGACACCGATGTTGACCTCCAGGGGCACATCGAGGACTGGCCGGTCACCCAGGCGGATGTCCTCCATGGCCTCCCTGATAAACGGTATGGCGTCGACCACCTCTGCCTTGTCGCACTCGATCACGAACTCGTCGTGGATCTGGAGCACCAGGGCGGCGTGGAACTCCTGGAGAGCCTGGTGGACCCGCACGATGGCGAGCTTGGCTATGTCGGCAGCCGTGCCCTGGATGGGGTGGTTGACGGCCTGGCGCTCGGCGTAGTGCCGGTCAGCGGGTACTGGGGAGGCGATGTCCTTGAGCCGCCTCTTGCGCCCGTACAGGGTCTCCACGTAGCCGTGGTGGAGACAGAACCGCTTCTGCTCGGCACCCCATCGCTTGACGCCGGGGTAGGCCCGGTGCCAGGCGTCGTAGACCTTCTCGGCCTCACGCATGGAGATGCCTGACATCTCCACCACCCGGCCAGGCCCGCCCTCAAAGGCGAAGTTGAAGTTGCTGTTCTTGGCGATGGCCCGCTGCTCAGGATTGACCTGCTCCTGGGGCACCTTGTAGATCAGGCTGGCCGTCTGGGTGTGCAGGTCGAGACCGTGGGTGTAGGCGTACATCAGGAGCTTGTCCCTGGTCTGGTGGGCCAGGATCCGTAGCTCGATCTGGGAGTAGTCGGCCACGATCAGGACACGTCCCGGTGGGGCGATGAAGAGTTGCCGTATCAGCGTGGACTCAACGGTCTCTTTGTATCGGGCGGGGATGTTCTGGAGGTTGGGCTGGCTGCACGAAAGCCTGCCCGTTCGGGCAACGGCCTGGTTGAAGCTGGCCCGGATGCGCGAGTCGTCCTCGATGGCAGGAATGAACCCGGCCACATAGGTGCTGAGCAGCTTGTTCACGTCCTTATAGGCCAGGATCTGGCGGGGGGCCTTGTGACGGCGGGCCAGGGTCTTTAGGGCGTTGGCAGCCGTCGAGCGCTGCCCGGTCTCGGTCATCCACAGGCAGGGCAGCTTCAGTTCGTCATAGAGGAATCGACCCAACTGCTGGGTGCTGTTCAGGTTGATGGGGTGGCCCACCATCTCGCGGATGTCATCCCCGATCTCGGTCAACTGGGTCTCCAGCTTGGGCCGGAGGGTCCGGAAGCCCTCGATGTCGACGTAGGCCCCCTGCTGACGCATGTGGAGTAGTACCCGAAGAACCCTCATCTCCAGGTCGAACAAGGCACCCAGCTTGGGCTTGTCTTCCAGGATGTGGTGGAGCTTCCACCACAGCATCCAGGCCATCTTGGCGTCGGTGATGGAGTAGTTCATGGCCCGTCGCCAGGAGACGTTGTACGCCTCCTCACCCAGCTTCTCCGAGTAGGTGAAGCCGATGTAGTGCTTGGTGAGATCGCCCAGCTTGTAGGACCGCAGGTTCTCGTTGATCAGGAAGATCATCGTCATGATGTCGGCGTACGGGCCTGGTGGGATCTGGCCGTAGTACTTGCTGATTGACAGCAGGTCAAAGCCCACGTTCTGGTTGATCTTGCGCCGGTCTGAAAAAAACAGGGGACGTAGCGCATCGAAAACGTCGGCCCTATTTAGCTGAGATCGTTTGTCCGGATGGCCCATGGGTATGACATGGGACACCCCCGGACCAGCGAGTGAAACACACCAGACCTCGTTGGTCCGGGCGTCCAGGGCGGGCTTGTCCTTGTCCACTGCCTTCCGGCACAGATCGGAGCAGTAGGTGCGTCTCCTGGAGGGGATCGGAGTGCCACAGGCCAGACATGGAGTCGTCTGCTCCCCGTACCGCGACAGCACCCGGCGAGCCGGGGTCAGCATGCGGACCCGCCGACCACCACGAGTCTCCACGTCGAATGAGAACTCTGAGAAGCCGGAGTAGATCTCCACCACCTCGTGTAGCTGCCTGTCGGTGGTGACCGCCAGGATGGGGCCACAACCCCGCTCTACGGCCTTACGTGGCGGTGGAGGCTTGGACTCGTCCAGTCCCTCCACCCAGGAGTGGAACGCCTTGTAGAGCGCCCTGCGCCCGATCTGGGCCTCCAGGCAGCGCTCGATGTCAGGGCGGGACGGCTGGGGCTGGCCCATCCGGTTCCACTTCTCTTCCACCGCGTCAGCGATAGCGATGTCCTCATCGGTGAAGGTGTGGCCCCCGTGGGTGCCCTCCTTCTCCTCTGTGCGGTGCTTGCCGTCGTGATCGGCCTCCAGGATGCACTCCCAGGTGTCGCGGCCATAGCTCCAGACGTTGTTGGTGCCCCTGGGCACCCGGTAGCGCGCCCTGCACCTGGGGCGCGGGGTGGAGGAAGAGGATCGGGCTGGGGACCGATCCTCTTCCCTTTCCGACACGAGAGCGGGTCGAGCCTGCACCCCCGTTCGGACCCTTAATCCGAGAAGGCGTCGGCTACCTTCTGTAGCTCGGCCTTCGATGAAACGTCGAGGGATGTGTCATCCCAGAGCTTGTCGTCAAACTTGGCGATCTCGGTCTCGGTCAGCGCCGTGAACTCCCAGTCCTCTTTGAGATCCCGGATCTTCACGGGCCGTATTGCGGTACGGCGATTGTTCTTCTGGCCGGTCATCTGAACAGCGAAGTACCGCCCCGACAACGGCTCCTTCTTAGCGTAGTCATCCAGTGAGTCGGTCACAGAGACACCACACTCAAAGGTGACCAGGATGGGCGTGTCGCCCCCACAGTCCAGGATGTTGAAGCGGATCCTGGCGCTGGGCTTGGGGTCCACGGCATCCAGGGGGCAGTCACCGTCCTGGGTGCAGATGTAGCTCATGCGCTGGCCCCTGGGCATCCACTCAGCCCAGTGCATCAGGAAGGACGCATACGGCCCGTCTTCCAGGAACATGATCAGGCCCTCTTCGTCGGGCACCTTGTACAGCTTCGTCCACTGACTGGGGGCGTTGGCCTTGGTGCGCCGGTAGCCACCCCAGCCCTTGGCGACGGCCATCCCACGGTCGTCGTCGGCGTCATCAGCTTCGGAGGGGTGGGGACGGTTGGAACGAAGGGTGGTAGCTGGTTCACGCCGCAGACGGCGGGGAGCCGCTGGGGCCTCTTCGTACTCTTCGGCTGGACGCGGTCGAACCAGCCTTCTTGGCTGTGGCATGGGTGCTCCTTTGTGTGTGTGCAGAAGACAGGAAGTCATCAGCAAGGTTGGGTGATATTTCGCTCCACTGAGCGATGGTCTGGAGTTCCTCGCGGGCGAGTTTTTCCACCTCACCGATCACGAGTAGCTCCAGTTGGTCGATCCAGGAACCCCTGGTCTCCCGTAGTGCGGCCCAGTCCTCGTCGGACCAGCCGAGATCGTGGTGGTCAGCCTCAGCCCCCACCTCGACATGGACGGTCTCGTAGTCGCGGACCCGCACCAGATAGCGGATGTTCTTGGAGAGCTTCACCGCCATGACCTCCAGGAGGCCACCACCCGTTGGGTGAAGTTGGTCTCCACCAGCCTGGGTGGCTTAGCCCCCAGGAGGCCCTCCTCAAGGGCGATGATCATGATGCCCTCGATCTGGGCACGGGTCCAGAGGCGACGACCTGCGTCACCCCTGGACCCGACCACAGGCGGCGTCTGGTACGCGCTGTGTGGTAGCCAACCTTTCCTCATCCAGGCCCGGATGGTGTTGCTCTCCCGGCCCAGTGCCTTGGCGAGCGCACCGATGTGGAACATCTCGTAGTGGACCCCGTTGATCCACACCTCGACAGGGTGGGCGTCCCAGGGTTCCTCCTCGCGGGTCTGGCGCTTCTCCTCCACCAGGCGAGCATGACGCGACTGCTTCGATTCACGTCGCAGCCGTTTGGAGCCGGGATAGTACTCGTCCTGGAGGGGAGCGAATAGCTCCTGGAGGTCGGTCATCGCGGGTGTGCCACCTTGCTCTTACTGCTCATGGCGACATGCCCTCTCATGTACTCGTCGTTGAAATCACTGATCCAGTGCATGTGATCCATGCCGTCCTTGTGACGGTGGCTGACGTATTTGCCTGTGTTGGTTATGCGCCGATGGTGTTCCAGTTCCCGGCGCATTGCCATGTCCCGATGCCGACCGTCCCAGACATCGGTGCTCATGCCCGCACCGGCTTGCGGTCCTCGTCCAGGAGGAAGAACCGGTAGGACGTGACCTTGGGGAACATGCGGGCGAACTCGTCATCAGTGATGCGGTTGTCGTAGTAGGCCGCTGAGATCCGACTCTCGTCGGGCACCCGGACGACCTCAGTCATCTCCTCCCACATGCCCTTGTCGGTCAGGATCTCTTCGGCCACGTCTGTGTTGATGATGTTGCTCTGGGTCACGCAGAGGTTCTTCAGGAACTGGATGCGCTGGTCTCCAATCGGCTCATCGAGATCCAAATAAATGGAGCCGTCTGTGGGATCCTTCTCCCCGTATTTTGTCAGGAGATCCTTAAACCGGTTGGTGCCGTTCTTCAGCTTGGGGGCCAGCAGGGCCTCCTGGCGCTTGAGGGCGTACCAGTCCCACACCTCCTGTCGGAGGGCCTTCAGATCCAGCTTTACCGCACGCTTCGTAGGCATGGGATAAAGGCTACAGAGGGGGTGTGACCGTCAACCTCCTACGGGAGGATCTTCTCCCCTCCCCCGTAGTTGCTGACGATGACCACGGCACGGCGTTCCTTCTCAGCGACCGCCAGGAGCCGCTCAGTGCCCCGATTCATGGACAACCGGTCCATGAAGGCGATGACCACGTTGGGGTCAGCCCACCTCGACACCGGGCGGTGAGCCAGGTACTTGAAGGTCTCCACCTCAAACTCCAGGCCCTCCAGGGAGCCATCGTCCTGGATGGTGATGGTCTCGCCCCACTGGCGGGCCTGGGTGTTGAGGCCCTCCAGCATGAGCCGGAGGATGACCTTGTCGTCGGTCAGCCGCGATCCGCAGAAGAGGTACTGGGGGCCGGGACGTGTCACACCGTGTTCTCCCGGAGCCACTCCGACAGGCTCTTCAGGTCGAGGGTGACGTTGCCCCTGGGGCTGATGCCCTTGCCGTCCACCACGGCGTCGGCCACCTTTTTCTTCTGGCCCAGGAGCCGGTACTGGTACTCCTCGACGCTGCCGGTCACCTGAGTGGTGAGCAGGGTCACCCTGGGAAAGACAGATGATAAACGTATGATTCGGCTCTGTCTCTGTGCGTAGGCCCCGGCTGACCAGGGTAGGTCGTAGCTGATCAGGAAGTTCGCCACCGGCAAGTCAAGCCCAATGCCCCCAGCATCGGAGGAGAGGAACAGCCGAGTACCCGGATCGGTGGCGAACTCCTGCTTCGCCTTGTCCCTGGCGGTGGTGGAGATGGCCCCGGTGAACAGCACCGACCGTGTCAGCTTGGCCGTGGCCTTCTGCACCAGATCGAGCATGTCCTTGAAGAAGCTGAACAGCACCACCTTGTTGGTCGGATCGGCGTCGAGGATGTCGGTGATCAACTCAACGGCGGCCTCCAGCTTGGGGGAGTCCTTCAGCCCCTCCAGGCGACCGGCCTGATGTAGCTGGTCAGCGTACTCAGACCCGGTCCTGTTGCCTGGTAGGAGGCCACGGTAGTGAGCCGCGCTCAGCCGGAGCAACTCGGGATGGTCGCAGAGCATCCTCATGCACACGAGCTTGGACATGATCCGACCACGGGCCTCGCCCTGCTCCTCACCCCGGTAGAAGCCGGAGAGGGAGAAGTTGCCCCAGGTGTTCATGGCCTCAGCCAGTTCAGCCTGAAGGTCACGCACCATGCGCTTATACAGCGCCCGGATGTGTTGGTCAGCGTCCACCAGGATGGGCGGTGGGGCCACCACGGCGGGAAGCTGATCCTTGACCTGACTCCTGGTGGCTCGCACCATGTGATCGGAGAGGAGCCGGTGCAGGACGGGCAGGTTGCGGTAGACGCGGACCCGGCCCCAGGGGTCACGTTTCACGAATGCTGAATCAAATGTCTTGAAGTTGCCCAAGACGCTGGGGTCCACCCACTGCATGATCGAGAACACCTCTTCGGCCCGGTTCTCGATGGGCTGCCCAGTTAATACCCACTGATAGGTGGCCTGAAGTCGCTTGATTTTTTTCGACCGCTGGGGCTTGAAGTTCTTGAACCATGTGGCCTCATCAGCCACGATGAAGTCGCGGGGTAGTTTGGAAACGATCTCCCAGTCGTTGGTCATCTGCTCTGGATTGATGACGCAATATTCGGCGTCACCACGCTTGTAGCGCAGGTACTGCTGCTCCCGCTGGGCAGCGGTGCCGTTGATCACGATGACGTTGGCTTCCGGGGCGAAGTCCTCGATCATCCGCTTCCACTGGAGCTTGATCGAGGCGGGGCAGATGATCAGGCCCCCGCCCACCTTGCCGTCATCGATGAGAGTTTCTACAGCGGCGATGGTGATAACCGTCTTGCCCAGGCCCATCTCGTAAGCCACCAGGAGGTGGCGCATGTCGATCATGGCCTCTACCGCTTCCTCCTGGAAGGGGTACAGGCTGCCCTTGAAGGTCACCAGAGTTCATTCTCCACACAGATGTAGCGGTACTCCGGGCAGGCCCGGTCCCGCCTCAGACGCCAGATACCGATACGGAACTGTCGCCGTCCCCAGCCGATGTAGGGACGCCACCAGTAGCTCACCACAGCGCCGCCAGAACGGACTGGTTGACACCCCAGGAGATCTGGTCCGGGTCTAGCTCACCAGGGTCTTTGCCCCGCAGCGGGTAGTTGAAGACCTCCATGCGGATCCGGTGATGCCACCGTTGCTTGACAATCCTGTGCATCTCGGCTAGGCCCGCCTTGTCGTTGTCCAGGGCCAGCATGACGCTGTCGCAGCGCTCCACCAGGAGCTTCAACTGTATGTCACTGACCTGGGCACCGAACGCCGCGACGGCGGGCACGTCGAGGGTGTCCAGGTAGGCCACGTCGAGCGGTGACTCCACCAGGAGCACGTTGTCACCCCGGAGTACGTTCATTCCGAACAGGGTGCGCCCCTTCTTGATCCCTGGCGGGTGGTTGCGGATGAAGTCCCCACCCTTGACCTGCCACCCCCATCTTTCACCATTGGGGGAGAAGATGGGAATGATCCAGGCAGCCTCCTCGTAGTCCCAGCGAAGCTGGTAGCGATCACAGACCTGGGGCGTGAGTCGGCGGCGTTCCAGGGCACGGGGCGGGACCGGCCCGAACTCAGCCAGCCGACTCTCCACCACCATACCAATGGGTGGCTCCCAGGCTTCCTGGGACGTGTCCAGGTCGATGTCGAACTCCCGGATGAGCCGGTGGGCGTCCCACAGGCCCATCCCGGATACGTCAATGATGAGTCGGGACAGGGAGCCTGAGTATTCGCATGAGAAACAATGATGCGCCCCTGACCGACGATTGATGCTCCAGTGGTCAGGACGGCGCTCGCGCTCCCCGGTGCGCTTCTCGTGCATGGGGCAGCGGGCCTGCACCACGTCACCCAGGATCCGGATGTCCTCGATCTCCAGGTACTCCAGCAGGTCTTCGATCACCCTGCGTCCATGGGGTCACTCATGTCGTCATCGTCGTCGTAGTCCATCTCCTCTCCCTCGATGATGGACCCGTGGTCAAGATCAACGATCAGCCTCACATCCCTGGGTGAGCAGTTCCGGGATGCCAAGATCCGCAGGAGGGCCGTGTTGGGATCGGGGCTGCCATCTATCAGCGTTGTCTCAACGCCGAACACCACATCTGAGTCTTGGGCGTAGCTGGACGAGTATCCGATGGAGCCAAGGTTCAGCTTCCCTTTGGGGCTACGAGACAACAGGGCCTGGGTGGTCTGGACGACAGCCACATCGGCCTGCTGAGCCATCCGCTTGAGGGATCGGGTGATCTGGGTTAGAGCCTGAGGGCTGCTGGGTGAGAGGTTGGGATCCTCACACTCCATCATGTAGGCCCCGTCGATGAACACCACGTCAGGACGATGGAGAGCAATCTTGGCCCTGATGGCTGACACTGTGGTGGTGCTTGTGGGATCGTGGACGAGCCAGAGGTGCTGCATGTCTCGTACGGCATGCATCATCCGTTGGAGCTTCTTCCATTCCCACTCCAGCATCTCGGACGGGCGCTGGAGATGGGTCAGGCTGATGCCCGCCCGGAGGGCGTCGTGACGGGTGTGTTGCTCCCGGTTGGTCATCTCAAAGCTGACGTACATGGTGACCGCTCCGGCGTTATGGGCGGCGATGTTCATGCACATCAGCAGCATGGACTTCTTCACCTTGGGGTTACCAGCCAGGGTGACTAACTGGCCTTTCTGGAGACCAGCCGTGGCGCGGTCCATGGAAGGGAACCCGGTGGGCCAACCCAGTAGGCCCCTGACCGTGGTCATGTCCTGGTAGTAGCTCATCCGTTCCTACCAAGTGTCGTTGAGCCGGTCATCCAGTAGCTCGGTTACCTCCTGGTGGAGGCCCTCCAGACCAGTCGACAGCAGCTTGACCACGATGCTGGTGTCTTGGTTCTTGAGCGGTTCTTTGACCTGATCGAGCATGTCTGTAACCAGGGCATAGCGCCGCTGATCGCGTAGCTCATCGATGTAGTAGGCCAAGGGTTCTGGTGTTTCTACCAGTTGGTCTGCCGGGTACTCCCGATGAAACGCGTCCTCGCTGGGGGATGAGCCGTACTGGTTCCAGTGACTGCTCATCCAGTCGAAGACCGCTGCGTTGTCGGGGTCCAGGAAGAAGGTGTTGGTGATCCTGGCGTGGGCTAGGGCGTCAAAGTTACGGTCCTGGATGGTGCGGCAGATCGTCTCCCACTCGATGTCACCCATCACTGCCACGCAATGGGCATGTCAGGGTGGAGGCACTGGCCGTTCGGCCCGAAGGCGAACCGCTGCTCCTCCAGGCCGTAGTACACACGCTCGACGTCGGGCATGACGGCCAGACGCCGCCCCAGGTTGACCGCAGGCTCGTTCCACACGAAGTGGATGGGCCAGTTCTCATCGTTGACCTTCCTGGTCAGCGCCCTGGTGAAAGGGGCCGACCGGGTGGTGACGCACAGGTCGATCCGCCAAGTGGTGCGCTGCCAGAGCGTCCACATGAGGGCCAGCGCGTGGTAGCGGACCTTCCAGTAGTCCACGGCGCGCCGGTTCTGGCCGGTGCTGATCGCCATGCGCTCCAGGCCCCTGATGACTCGACTGGGAGGGAGCGTGGCAACTGCTCCCTCCCAGACGAAGATGACTCTTTGGGTGGAATCAGTCCCTATCTGACCATGCCGCACCGGTAGTCCTCACCCTCCATCTTGATGATGATGGTGGCCTCCCGGACCCAGCTTGACAGGCCCTCGCTGTAGCGACGCTTGAGATCCATGTCGATCTTGTCGTTCTCATTGGGGATGTTGGTGGTGATCAGGGTGGGCAGCTTCCGCATGTGCCGGTACCGGAGCAGGCTGAAGACTTGCTCGTTTGACCAGCCTGATTCCGATTCGTGCTCGCGGCCCAGATCATCCAGGAGCAGGAACTGTGCCCGCCTGATGTAGCGCACCTGACTGTCAAGGTAGAGGGAGCGCTCACCGTCCTCTTCGTAGCCGTACTTCTGGACACGCCCATTCACCCGCATCATCTCCAGGTGCAGATTGATGTAGGTGAACAGATCGAGGCACTCGATCTTGTAGCCCGCCTCTTTAGCCGCACCCATAACGCAGCACGCCAGGTGGGTCTTGCCCACCCCGTTCTCGCCTACGAAGGTGAGTCCGATGCCCTCGTCCTTCATCACCTTCAAGTGCTGGACGTAATCGAAGGTCACGGCTAGGGCGCGCTCCAGGCTGGTGTTACCACCAGGCTCAAAGCCCTCCAAGGTCTTGTCGCGGTACAACGGGAACACGTCGTTCATAGTTCCTCTCCCAAGAAGTTGCGGTTACAGTTACGGCAGTGGTAGCGCTGGCGGTCGGGCAGGAGGCTGTTCACACTACGCCCGTTGCGTGACACGGTCTCCTGTTGGTTGCAGTAGGGGCACAGCGGCATCTCGGCCTTGGCCTGGATCCGCTTGCGCTCCCCGGCGCGGTAGCTCTCCCTGAGCCTCTTGGCGGCTATGCGCTCGGCCCAGTGCCGCTTCGACCAGTCCCGCCTCCAGTCGTAGTAGCTCTCGATCCCGGCGTGGATACGTCCACGCACGTCTTCGGTCAGACCGGCGAAGGTGCCGTTGGGGAAGTCCTTGTAGTTCGCCAGGGTCCAACGGGTGCATTCCCGGAACACCGGGCAGCGGAAGCAGATCCCCTGGCATGACGCCAGGGCCTCGATGCTGGGGTCGAAGAACAGGTCGTTCCATCGCCCGGTGGAGGTCATGCAGCCGCGCCGGGGGTCGTCAAGAAACTCGTCTGAGGCTTGGCCCCAGACCCAGAGGGGGGTACGCCGGGTCACGCTGGTGAGTATGTACGGGGGGTGTGACAATCCCAGTAGCTGCCGGGGCCGGTGTAGTTCCGGCTGTTGACACGAGCCGCAGGATCCCGCGCCTGCTGAGACGTGACCAAAGTGACCAGTTGATCGCGCCGGGCCAGGAACACACGCCAGACAGGAGTCCTGGATCGGTGGTACCACTCGGGATGTCGACCGAACTCCTCCATCATCAGACGTAAGGTCTCGATGCTGATCCCGTACTTAGGCTTCCAGGTCTTCAGGTTGCGGGCCATGGCCTCAAACTTGCATTGGGGCCGGATGTTCTCTGGGAGCACTGTTGGAAAAAAATCCCGTGCCAGAAGGCTGACTGGATTTTGGACAGACTCCGACTTAACCCCGTTGAAAGCAAAAGCACCAGGAATCACTCCAACCGCCAACCCAGTTGGGTCGCCCATGCGGCGCTTCGCGCCTAACATAGGCTCCCTGCCGCCTGCGGCGGGGAAGCCTGGGGGATTACCTCCTCCGCAGAGGCAAAACACCAGTACGCGGTACCGGAAACTTTCTCCGCACGTCACCCGCTCGATGTAGTCGGCGTCCTCCAGGTACTGGAATGAGTCCTCATCCGCCCCCGACTGGTAGTGCAGCCGATCCTCGCTCATCAGCACCAGGCCCTGACGCCCGGTCTTCCTCGTCATGAAGGTGAGAAGCCGGTGCTTCGGCCCTTCACCCAGTTCAAGGCATGGTGGTACCAGACTGCCCTCCATGCTGCTCCTCTCCCGGTCAGCAGCCCCGTTGTGACGATGCTGCTCCTATGTGCCAGCCCGCTTGGATCTCCCGCTCGGGGGACGTGCAGGTAACCCCGAACAATGCACCCGGCAGAGGCCACTGTCAAGTGGCAAATCTCTTCCAGGATGTGCTGTGGAAAACTACAAAGATGGGCTTATCCTGAGCGTGGCAAAGGATGCAAGTCAGATCTAGATTTGACTTGCATATCAGGGTTCGTTCTACAGCGCCGCCTACGACCGACTGTGACCGACTGAGGGCGCAGCGAGTGTGGTAGCCGCCAGGAAAAACCCTAGTGTAGTTCCAGCCTCTTCGCAACCCCTGATTTTTTCCACAGGTTGTCCCCTTCCTAGCCTGGTGGTGATGACATACGTGGACGACCCCGCCCTAGGTGATGACGACCTCCTCGATGACGGGGAGGGCCTGTCAGACGACCTGGAGCAGTACGCGCCCCCGGTGCTGGATCCGGGCCAGCAGGGGTTTGTGGACAGACTTGTGGATAAGGTGTGGGACTTTACGGTGATCTTCTCCGGCGTGGAGATGTTCCCGTACCAAGCCGCCCTGGGCCGGAGGATCATCGAGTCGGTGATCGCGGGTGACGGGGCCACCATCACCGGGGAGTTGTCCCGTCAGAGTGGGAAGACTGAGGTCGTCGCCAACGTGGCCGCGTCCCTGATGATCCTCCTGCCCCGGCTGGCTGAGATGTTCCCGGAGTTTGAGCCGTTGCAGAAGTTCGCCAAGGGCGTGATGATCGGATGCTTCGCTCCAGTTGAGCAACAGGTGGAGACTCTGTTCGGTCGGGTGGTCGACCGGCTGACGTCTGAACGTGCCCTGGAGATGCTGGAGGATCCGGAGATCGATGATCAGGTGAGGCCCGGATCGCGCAAGGTCAGGCTCAAGAAGTGCCAGAGCTTCTGTGCCATGCAGACGGCCAACCCGCGAGCCAAGATCGAGAGTAAGTCCTACCACGTCATCTTCGTGGACGAGTCCCAGAGCGTGGACGAGTACGTCCTGAACAAGTCCATCACCCCCATGGGGGCCTTTTACCTCGCAACCATGGTCATGACGGGCACCCCGGACATCATAAAAGGGGTGTTCTACAAGACCATCCAGCACAATCGCCGCCAGGAGCTACGGCGCGGAGGCAAGAAAAATCACTTCCGTTTCGACTGGCATTATTGCGCCAAGTTTAACCGTAACTATGCTGCCTACATCCGGGGTGAGGCCCAGCGGATCGGGGAGGACAGCGATGAGTTCCGACTCAACTACCGGCTGGAGTGGCTGCTGGAGCGCGGGATGCTCATCACCGAGACCCGTATGGACGAACTTGGTGACCCCACCATGCCCATCGTCCCTGCCTACTGGCGCTCTCCTCTGGTGGCTGGGATTGATTTCGCCAGGCGAATGGACTCCACAGTTGTCACGGTCGTTTGGGTTGACTGGGATCGTCCGGACGAACTCGGCCTCTACGATCACCGGATCCTGAACTGGCTGGAGATGCACGGGGAGGAGTGGGAAGACCAGTACTTCCGCATCGTGGACTTCTTCTCCAACTACTCCATCGTGGCCTGCGGGGTGGATGCCCAGGGCGTGGGGGACGTGGCCGCTGACCGGATGAAGCGGCTCCTGCCCAAGATCCAGTGGGAGCCGCTGTCCTCCCAGATCCAGGATCAGTCGGCCCGGTGGAAGCATCTTCAGCAGCTACTGCAACGGGGGTTGATGTCCTGGCCCGCTGCCCCCAGGGCCAAGAAGACGAAGGTGTGGCGCAGGTTCAGGCAGCAGATGGTCGACGTCGAGAAGAGCTACAAGGGTGCTCACCTCGTGGTGGCCGCTCCCAATGAAGCGGGTGTCCATGACGATTACGTCGACAGCCTGTCCTGCGCCACGATCATGAGCCAGGTGATGATGGTCCCTGAGGTGGAGATCCAGGCTACGCCCTGGGCGGCTGGGGCCACTAGAGCGAGGACACCACGTTCAAGGCAGCGCCGACGCCTTCGTTCAGCTTCGTAGCCCCCTGGGCCAGCCCCGGCTCAGCTTCGGACTCGTCCCGCGCCAGGGCTGACTGGGCCTGAAGCTGGGAGCCGTACGGGGTGGACATCAGGTTGGCATGGTCGCTCCCGGTGGCCCGCTGCATCGAGGTCTGGTGTGCCCAGGCATCACTCACGCTTCCAGGGTACTGGGTGGTCAGGGGGGCCATGGGTGCCGTAACTAGCCTGGGCTACAACCCGACATGGGAGGAACAGTCATGTCTCTTGGCCCTGAGCCACAGTTCCCGGAGCGGGGACGGTATGCGTACGACGAAACCATGGCCCCCAACCGGCCCGGTGGCCGTGGGCCTCTGCGCTTTGAGGAGGGCCTGGGTACTGACACCGACATCCCCAGTGACTTCCAGCGCGGCATGACCGAGTTCATGGTGTCGGCTCCAGGGCGGATCAACCACGTCGATCCGAACACCCAGTTCAAGTTCCCGGAGGAGACGATGCAGGAGCGCGCCCACGTTGGCTCGGCTGCCTGGATCGACGCTCCGACCATGCTGGGTGAGTTCGCTCACGGGAGCTTCACCGACCAGGCAGAGGTGCGCTACGAGGAGGTCATCAGGAACGGGCGCATCCAGAAGCGTCGTGCCCCTGAAGTCATCACCGACTGACCCCGGTAATGGCAGCCATCCTCACCCCGCGCCAGCAGAGCGCCATCGAGGGCGCTAAGGCGGTAGGTGCTGAGGCGGGGGGTAGCCCCAGGACTCGGGGCCAACAGCAGACGATGCAACGGCATCGCCAGGCGTTCTTCTCCGATCCCATCCCCAAGACGCCCGCTGGCTCCCGGAGCACGGTGGGCTTCTCGGCCATGTTCCCCAAGCTGGACTTGTCCAACCCCCGGCAGTTCCAGCAGGGGGTCATGAACGTCGTCAACCTCCATGACGTGGTTCATCGCGCCGCCCAGGAGCACAAGGACGTGAGGGAGATCTACGACCGGGGCACGCACTGGTACGACATCGTCCACGAGGCCACCCAGAAGAGCATGCGGGGCAAGCCAGGCACCCAGCAGAGCCGCCTGGAGCGCGGGGCTGGCATGGTGGCGGCGGTCAGCGCCGGTCTGGACTGGAAGACCAAGAACATCCACGCTGTCCAGGAGCTACACAGCATGCGTCCGGAGGACTGGGACGTGGTTCACCGGCACCTACGGGGTGAGGCGTCGCGGTCCCAGGTCATCCACACACTCCATGCCTCCTCCCAGCGGGCCGATCTGGGGCCGTCTGCCATGACCCAGGTGACGTCGGAGAACCTGGCACGGGCGCACTCGATCCTGACCGGAGAGAAGCACCCCCTGGAGGTGTTCAACCCCAAGACGGCACCCAAGGAGTACCACTTCTGGCACAACATCATGCACCCCCAGACCCAGACCGGCACCACCGGGGACTTCCGGGCGCATGACATAGCGGCGGGTGAGCGCTGGCCCTCCGACTACACGGGCCGGGGCATCAGTAGCTCCCAGGCTGCCACCGGCAGAGAGACCCGCTACGAGCAGCTTGGGCACATCTACGAGCAGGCCGGTGAGGCCCGCGACATCCCGCTCTCACACCAGATGCAGGGCGTCACCTGGGAGGGCGGGAAGTGGATCGAGCGGGCTGGCCTTCAGAAGGGTGACATCCGGATCGGCCAGCCCTACACCGCCGCCCAGCCAGGCACCAGGGGACGTATCCATGTGCCCCACTTCACTCGTCAAGGTCGTCAGTGGAATGGATGAAGCCCTGCTCGTCAGCCAGGGCGAGGAACTCGTCCCAGACCTGCTCCCCGTACTTGATGGTGCGGCCTACGACCCTGGGGTCGTTGGTGGACGAGTGCCAGCGGGCGAAGAAGTCCAGGAGCCTCTCAAAGGTCTCCGCAGGGACGATGACCGGCTGGTTTTCGGGTTGGTTGTCGGTGGTAGCCATGGCTATCAGTGTATCGAAAAATGGTCAGGGTTTCTGAGCAGGTCCGACCGGGATTTTTTGTAGGAGGCAACGTGGCTGAGGTACATGACTACAAGACCCATGGCGTGAACGTCGAGTACATCTCGCTGGAGGATCTGATGAACGACCGGCGTGAGCCGCACGCCAACCCGTTGTCGTCCTCACCCAGGCGGGAGGAGGCCCGCGCCTCAGGACCGAGTGCTCTGGGTGGCCTGGTAGAGCAGATCTATCGGGGCAGCCCCACGCATCGAGCGGGCGATGAGTGACGTCGAGGTCATCCCTCTCGTAGTGGCCCCCCCGGTCATCCTGGCGTCAGCGACCCCGATCTCCCGGCTGCACCCGCTGCATGCAGCGCGGGCCACCGGGTCTGACACCAAGCGTCTGCTCAAGCAGCAGGGTGATGCCCAGTTGCGCCAGCAGCAACGTCGCCATCTGCCCATGACCCAACAGGACTTCAACCAGAGAGCACAGCAGCGGTCATAAATGTCCATCCAGTTCCAGTCCCCCAGCTATCGAGCGGCATCTTCGGATCTGACCATCCAGATCAGCCCGCTCGGGCTGGTGGAGCTTGCCGACGA